TTATTCCTCCAATGCCCGCCGGACAATGAACCGGGCGTAAATGTCCGCAATGTCTCTCAGGCTTTCAACGTGTGAAAAATCTTCCCCGGCGCACACCGCTTCGCAAATTGTCCCATAGTACGCGGCCCGCTTCTCTACGGCCTGCGCTTCGATGATCTCCCGGACCCGCTCGAATGTTTCAGGCTCCAGCACGGCTTGAAGATTTACCCGTTCTTTCCCCAATTCCTCCACGGCCTTGACTGCTTCCACGAACGCCGGGTGAAATGTCACTTTACATTTCATATCCCGCCGCCTTTGCCGCTGTGTCAAGCGTCGTTTCTATCCATTCATTCAATGACATTCCCGCCGCCTTTGCCGCCGAAAGATAGATTTCCTTTTTCCCTTTATGAACCATAGGATAAATCCGATCATAGGATTTTTCATTATATTTACGCTTTGCTTCTGTCGCCGCCGCTCCGCGGGGCGTTTCAAATTTTCCGGCCACCTGCACCCCTCCTTTGTTGTCGCCCTATTATAACACGCCACAAATACTAACGCAAGTATATTTTTAACAAATCTAACGTTAGTATATTGTGCAACATTCCGGCTTGACATTATACTTACGCTAGTATATGATAATATCATAAGCAAAATAAAAGGGGCGGTTAAAAATGAAAGAGATTAAAGTTGACTGGTGCAAAAACTGGATTAAGCACACTTTTAAGAAACTCCCGTTTGAGAACGGCGGCATTGAGGTTAATTGCTTCTGGGGCATGGCGGAGAAGTCCGGTCTTTGGGTTCGCGGGACATACGGTTCGCCGATGAGCGAGGCACTTAGCGAATTGACGCATGTCGAAACAATTCAAGATAAAAATGGTGAATTCCTATATAACGTGTTCAAGTTGGCGTAATAAAAACCACCGCCCCGCCGGGAACCCCCGGCGGGGTTTTCTGTCCTCCTAAAAATACTTTAAAAAACTTGTCTTTATTCTCTTGACTTTATACTAACGTTAGTATATAATAAGGTCATAAAGAAGAACAAACGGAGGTAATCACAATGAAAAAGGCAACGAACAAGTATCAGGAATCCTACATGATCGCAAAAGCTTATGTTCAGGAAGTCGAATCCCGGCAAGCCGTCATTGAAAAGAAGTACATTGCAGACCACGGCATTGTGAACGTGGACGGCTCCATTCCCGGACTGCTTTATTGCATGGACGACGACGCGGCCTTTGAAATCGCAAATGAAGAGTGTTCCGCGCTGATCGTTTCCGCCGGGCTTGAAGATGAAATGAACACCGCCCGCGCCGCTCTGAAATCTGCGGAAGATCGGTTGATTGCTTACGGCCTGTCCATTGCCCCCGCTGGTGTCCGTGCCGCCCTTGAAAGAGAGGTAAGCCGCAACTACACGGCACGCTTGAAAGTTCTTGATCTCGTTTTCCGGCTCGACGCTTCCACGGTTCCAGCCTAATATCTTGTCCGCCGAACTACGGCGGGCAACTTTTTTGAAAAACTTTTGCTTTTCCTCTTGACATTATACTAACGTTAGTATATTATAGGAGCATAAGCAAACTACTTACGTAGTATGAAAGGATGGTTTTGAATATGGCAAGCATAGAATTCATTCAGAAGCGAATTGCAGGCAAGGAAAATGAGCTAAACAAGCTAACTAAAAAGCTTGAAAGAATCCGCAAGGCGGAATCTGGTAATTGGGAAACCAACAATCCTTATTATTACCGTGAAGATGATTTGAAATATACAATCCGGGATATTGAATCAGCGCAAAAGGCCCTTGATAATTTCCGGGCTAAACTTAACGCAGAAGTCGAGAAGTCCAGCAGCCGAAATGTTAAAGCAATTCTTGATTTTCTGGAAATGTGGAAAGAAAAAGTTCGGGAGTATTACGGTAAAGGTCTTCAAGCCTATTACGCCGAATATGCAGAAGCAAAAGAAGCAAGCAAAGTTGCTCAGTCTTTTAGATGGGGAACCCCAGAGCGCGAGGAATCCGATCAAAAGTCAAAGGCAATGTGGAAAGCCTTTAAAACTAAATGTGTCGGAGTGTTTGAAGATCGCGCCGAAATTGATAGGTACGGAAAGAAAATTAAAGTTCAAGTTAAGGTTTCAGACGGCGAATATGAATACCTCCGTCAGTACACAAATGAAAGTACGTTGGAATCCGCAACCGTAAAGCTAAACAAGGAATTGGAACAGGAAGCAACCCGAAAATATGATTTTATCATTGAAAGAACTAACGCCATCGTTGGAACGATCACGGACGCAAGCAATTTAACTATCGGTGAAAAAGATGATTTGAACGGGTTTATTATCGGGACGAATGGTGTTGCAAAGGTTCAAACAATCGGAGCGGGCGGCTACAATATCCAGTGTTTCCATTTCAGAACCCTAATCAATGAAATGAATGCTAAATGACCGCCAACAGAAAAAGCCCGCCGGGGGTGTAAACCTCCAGCGGGCTTTTGTTTTGTCCGAATCGGACGGTTTTATTCTGCGCTAAGCTTCTTCGGCGGAGTTTCGCCCTCCGCCGCGTCAATGTATGTTTTAATATTATCGTTCGTTTCCCATGCCTTTTTAGCTTCCCCCAGCACGGCTTCAATCATTTTCGCAATGTCCGCTTCCGTGAAAAGCAGTTTCAGAATTGCCGGGATTCTCTGATAAATCCAATCTGCGACGGCGGCGAACTTCAACGTCCCCGTCCCGCTCCCGAACTGCTTTTCTGCCTGCGTGACAAGGTTAAAAAGGATCTGTTTCAGAACCTTTGTTTCGCCCCGCTTGACAAGAACCACGATAAACACAATGAATGCGACGACAACCAGCAGGCTGTCCCAATTCCGCGCGATAAACTGTAAAACGTTCATAGTAATTTCCCTTTCTGCGGTTTATTTACCGCCCCTTTTTTCCGTTTCTTTTGCTTCTGTTTTTTTCTGCTTTTGTAAGTCCTCCTTACCCGGCGATTTTACAGGCAGATTCGGGGACCCACCCCAGCCCGCCGATGTGTACGCCGCACTTGCGGCCCGGATAGTAATATTTGACCGTGTACGCGCCCGAAACGGCCTTTCCCTGTCCGTTTCCGTTGCTGTCGCGGTAGACGGGGCCGGAATACTGAACCTTTGCGCCGACGCGCATTTTTGCCGCCGCGGTCGCGCCGCTCCCGCTGGAAGCCGCCTGAACGTCCGCCGCGTCAACCCATCCGTAAACGGTTGACCCGCCGCCGCTCTGTGCAATCAGGTGGTAAGGGTGTTTTGCTCCCTTTGATACCGCCGTTACTTTTGCCGTTCCGGGTTTGCACGCGGGGCCGCTTGCCGCCGCCGCGGACGCGTAATGCTGATTTCCTGTGAAGCGTACTACGTCGCCCACGGCGAACGCGAGTGCGGCGGGAGTGATAACGGACCCGGTAGACGTTCCGGGCTGTCCTGCGGGCTGTGTGGCGGTTCCTGTTGCCTTTCTCGCATAGTCGGGCAAGCCATACCCGCGAATGCACTTGCCATTCACGGCAATATTGCGATATTCCACCGCATTGCCCTTGTTTCCCTCGATAACTTTGATTGTGGACCCTACGACGGAAACAACAATACCGACGTGATCTGGCGCGCCTGTGTTGTCGCCGTTGCCGCTGTCCTCCCAATCATAAAAGATCACGTCGGCGGGTGACGGCGTGCAAGCGTCGTTTTCCTGCCAACGGCCCAGCTTCTTGTAAAGTTCGATCATGGGGCCGCAACCGCATTCCGTCGGCATAATGTCCGTATAGCCCGCCTGAATGCTTACCGTTGAAACATAGGTGGCGCACCACGCGTCTGTGTACTTCACCGCATAGCCCCGCGCCAGCGGCTTGTGCGAATTATAAATGTCGATAATTTTTTTGTGTGAACCGTCGCTTTCCTTGCACCCGATGAAGCCTTGTGCAATCGCAACAACGTTCGCCCGAACCTGTGATTCTGTCATTGTCTTTTGTTCCCCTTTCTCTGTGCCGTCATAGGCCGTCAGCCCGTAAAGTTCGATAAGCTGAATCAGCTTCACCGCATAGTCCGGCGAGGTCGCATAGCCCGCGGCCTTGATTGCCCGGCAAGCGGCTTTATAGTCCCGCTCCCCGACGACTGCTTTATACCTCGCCAGCCCGGTCAGTAACGCCGAATGATCGGCTACGCTCTCCGCCCAGCTTGAATAGGCCCGAAACAGGGCCGTGATTGTGGTATAGGAAACGCCGTCGTAGCATTCTTGCGTTTTTGCGCTGTATGCCTTGCCTTTCCACAATGCCCCGGCCTTGATGCCGAAAAGGGCGTTTGCCTTGACCGTCAGGCCGGATTTACCCCACCCGCTTTCAAGAATCGCCTGTGCAATCGTCAGAGAAGCAGGAACACCGCTTTTCTGCATATCTGCGGCGGCAAGCTTGCCCACCCGCTCGATAAACTGTTTTTGTTCTGCTGTCATTTGTAAGCCCTCCTTACGGTTGAATGTTGTTCAGGTCAACGGGCATTCCCTCCGTTGCTTTCGGGTGTGCCTGCTTAATCTTCACGACATTTTCCGCCTTTGCTTTCCACGAATAAAAACCGATAGCCGTTGCCGTCGGGGTCCCGACGTAAGCGAGGAAAACCCCAAGTTGCGAAATGTCGATTGTAACGGCCCATACAGCAATTCCGAATCCGACAAAGTACGTTAAGAGGACCGCCGAAAGAAAGAGTTTTGAAAACTCAATCTTCCGCGCGGTCCTCTTTTCTTCTTTGCGGCGGCGTTTCCGTCTGCGTTTGCTCTCGATCATTGCAACGGCGGCTATTCCGGCAATTATTCCGGCGGCAACGCTGATAAAATACCACATTGCCCGCACCGCCTTTCTTTATGTTCTCTCATGTTCCGGGGCTGTCGGCAATTCTAAAAAGCGTTCGTGCAAATCGTCCATTACCCCGTTTACACCCAAAGAATGATACTGTTTCCAGCAGTTCTCAAAGCTGTCACGCGCATAGATCGGCGCATAGCCCTTTTCTGAATACTTGTTGAAGTCGCAGATCATTTGACTTCTTAAAAGCGCCTGAATCCCCGTTTTTACTGCCAAAGTGTCAGTGGCGTTCTTCTTTACCATCGTGATAATGTATTTGAAAACACCGATAATCAGGGTTGGAATCCCAATCAGACACAACCATTGATAAACCGTCACCGTTCCTTACCTCCCGTGAAAGAAATCCTTATAAACGCTTTCCAGCGAATACGGCGAAATTCCGGGCGGCTTTTCATATCTTCCGTACACCGCGCATTCATACGCCCAAATCAGCCACCGGGCCGTGTCCTCCGCCCATATCGCAAGCGGCATGATAAAGAACCATAGCAGGCCGAACGCCGGGCAAATCTGCCCCAGCACGTTTCCGGGCTGGTTGCTGTAATTCCAAACGGCAAGCCCCATCCATAAGTTCAGCACGCACCCGCTCACGAATTCGACGGCAAGAACGATCACGGCCCCGATTGCCGCTTGCAGGACAACCGGGGCGCGATAAAAGCGCGGTATTTGATTGATGGCCCCCACAAGGACCCCGCATAAGCCGCCGACAATCAACATTGCCGGGTGAGAATGTCCCCGGAAACACACTTCAAGGGCGACGTAAGCCGCGCCAAGAAGCGCCCAAATCATTAAGATTCGTTTCATGCCGCGCCGCCTCCCGCGGCTTTGATGATCGCCGCCATACTCTCCGCAAGGTCCGCTGGGAGTTCTGCGCCGTAGGTGATCGCCGGGAGGTCTGCAAGGCCCGTCCGCTTTATCCATGCGTTCACGTGGTTGCAGTAGGTACGGTGATAGAAAATGTGATTCGTTGCCGCGGTCGCTACGGCTGTGAACTCCGCCGCGGTGAACATCTTGCACAACTCGCCGTCGGCGTGATAGGGGACCGCCGCCGCGCCGCCTTTCACGGTTTCAAGCTGTGCCATAATCTCCGTTTGATCGTGTTCGGTCAAGCTGTAATGCTTCCCGTCCACGTCAACGCCTGCATAGATCACCGCCGAACACGCCGCGCCGATCTCCGCTTTCTTCGCGCCCCGGACCTGTTCAACGTTGTTCCAGTCGTCCGGCGGAGTAATGCCCATCCGCTCCAGCCGAATGTTTCTTATGCTGTCTTCTCTGTGCTGTACGCTCATTCAAAATTACCTCCCGCCGAAACAATAAAGCAGTCCCCGGTGGCCCCGTTCCGATTTACCTTGATTCGGAAGTTGAAGCCCCATGCGGCGGCTGTTTTTGTCGTGTTGGTGAAAAAGAACTTACTGCCGCTTGTGACGGCCTGCGTTACGTCCTCCCACGTGGGGGAAACGTCGTTGCCGTTGTTGCATACCTCAACCGTGAACGTCGCACCCGCCGGAATCTGCCGGGTGACGCTCATAATTGCCTTTGTAACCATATCGTCAGCGGCAAGCGGGGTCGTCAGCGTCAACTCAATTTCCGTTTCATTCTTCGTGAATGTGTAAGTACGGGTCGCCGTACCTCCTAAATCATCCGTCGCCGTGATCGTCAGGGTGTGGGACCCGTTCAGAAGCTTCACCCATTCCGCCGCGGTCACGTTGAATGAATAGGCTTGTCCGCTGGTTGCGGTATAGCTTCGCTTCTGTACGCCGTCGATCTTCTCAACCGCCGTCAGGGTTTGCCCGCTGTCGGTATCGGTAATTGTGTAGCTTTGATTGAAAGCCCCGGTTTTCGTTCCTAAATCCCCATCGGCCCCGCTGATTGTCGGCGCATGGTTATTTACTACCGTTCGCGTCGCGCTGGTCGTGTACGCCGATTCAGCCCCCGCGCTGTCGTAAGCCTTAACCCGATATGCAACGGAGGTCCACCCGAACGTGATTGCATCGGTGAACGTGCGGTTGATGCCCTTATAAAGCTGGGTCCATGCACCGCCGTTATACTGCCGCTCTAGGATATAGCCCGACAAATTGTTGTCCGCGTCGGTCGATGCGTCCCAGCTTACGGCGGCATTTTCACCGCCGCGAATCGTCGCCGGAACGGTGATCGTCGCCGGGGCGGTTGGGGCGCGGTTCCAAACGATAGTGTAAGCACCGTCCGAATCTGCGGTATCAGATACCAAGATTGAAGAGGACAAATTACAAAGCGGGCGAACGCCGTTGTTGCCGTAGTACGCGTTGTTGTTGCCCAGCGCGCCGGAAGAATAGACGTTGCGGTCGCTGCACGAGTTAGACGCGTAAGCGTCGGCAAGCCACCAATACCACGGCTTTGACACTGTTAAATTTGTGGAATCAACGTATTCACTTTTGCTTACCGCTTCCGCCGTCGGGTATGCAACGCGGGAAGCGTCGTCGCCGAATAACGCCAGCTTTGTGCCGCATACCGCGTCGCCGGATAAGCCGACTTCCGTACAGGACGCAAAGAAAATGTTGTCCGTGCAAGTTTCAGTTCCGCCGCCGTCTACGCTTGCTTTGCCTACGGTGTGGGTTGTGGCAAGCAGGGCGGCAACCATGTTTGCGGAGAATCCGGCTAAAAATCCGGCTTCCTGATCGTATTCGTTGTAGTTGCTCCACACGTTCGCGTTCGAGGGCGGCGCGTCCGCTCCGTGCTGTGCGGCGTACCATGCGCCCGCCGCGGCCCCGCTGTTGGCCCATTTGCGGAGGTTTGCATAGATATAACGGTTGTTTCCGTAGGTTTGACGGTTGCCGTCGCTGTTGCCGGATTCCATAGCGTCAAAGCACTTCAAAGAAATAATCTTATCCGTAATCAGCGTCACGGACCCGGACGGGTAGCCCGAATGCCCTTTATCTGCAATCTTCCAGATAATAGGCTTTCCGTTGTAGAGCGTCCCGGTATCTTTGACCAACACCCCGTTGGCCAGCGCGCTCAATGCTTGTGACATTCTGTTTCACTCTCCTTGAATAGATTTTCAAAAGTGCGGTCCATGTCCCGGACAAGATGATAGCTGTTGCCTTTCATGGCGTGGCTTCTCCAGCTTTGATAGGATTGTTCAACATCTGGAAGCGTTATCTTTTCTTTATCCAGTAAGGCCCGCTGTTTTTTCATCTTCCGTTGTTCGTTACATTTGCTTTTCCTCCTAATCTTCCGAATTACCTTTCCGCTGTCGGTTAAATAGGTGTGGAACCCTAAAAAATCAAGCCCGTTCCGCAAAGGGAAAATGTTGGTTTTATTGTTCAGGTGAAGCCCCAGCGCGGTAACATAGCGTTCAATCTCCCCGCGGCAATATTGCAAGTACGCTTTGTCTTCGTGTATCAAATAAAAGTCGTCCATGTACCGCCCATAATAGCGAATGCCCAGCTTCTCTTTGATAAAATGGTCCATGTCCGAAAGGTACATAATTGCGAACCATTGTGAAGTTTGATTGCCGATAGGAATTCCGGGGTTGTCGGTGCTGTCAATAATCATATCGGTAAGCCACAAAATATCGGGGTCCTGAATGAATTTCCGCACCTTATCTTTTAGGGGTTCGTGCTGGATTGAATAGAAATACTTTGATATGTCGCATTTGAGAACCCACCCGTCGGCGTATCCTCCGTCTTGCACCTTAACGGGCGGCATTCCCGCGGCTTTCCGCTCCCGCTCCGCCCGTGCTTTCCGTTCAAAGAAATAAGACTGCATGAACGATTCAAGGCGGTATATGCCGCGGTGTGTCCCGCGCTTCCGTTGTGAAGCATAGTTGTCAAGAATAAAGCTTTGCGTGAAGATCGGTTCAAGTATGTTGTCGCATAGGGAATGCTGAACTACCTTGTCTTTGAACGCGTTTGTCATTACAATTCGTTCTTTCGGCTCATAGACCCGGAACGTGAAATAATCAGACGGTTTATAAGTTTTGGTTTTCAGCATTTCCGAAAGCAGGCAAAGGGCTTCAAGAAGATTCGCTTCAAATTTTGCGACGCTTTCTTTGTTCCGTTTGCCCCTGCGGGCTTTCAAGAATCCGGCGTATAGGTTCCCCAGATCATAAACCCGCTTGAAATCTGCGTTTTGCATATAAAAAACTCCTTGCCGTGTATAGAATCCGCCTTGCGGTTGCAGTAGAGCGCCCCAGCGCACGCGCGCCGGGGCTGTTGCAATGCTTCATCATCGGACCCCGCCGCGCGTCCACGGCGGGGCGGAAGCCGGTTCCCGTGGGCCTTGCTTCTCCAATCTTGTATTTACCACCGTGCTGTCACCACGGCGGAGGGATGCGCTTTCCTTTGATAGATGGTCCTCTGCTTTCAGCTTTCGCTTACTCATTCCCGGTTTCCATCAGAGCGGGCGAACGCCGTTGTTGCCGTTGTACGCGTTGTTGTTGTTCAGCGCGCCGGAAGAATTGACGTTGCGGACGTTGTACGAGTTAGACGCTACAAAGCACACCCCAAGAAAAACGCCGGGCGTTACCGCCGCGGCACGTTTCCTTTTAGCATGGTTGCGGCGCGTTCCCGGTCCTGCTTGCGCCACTTCGCCGTCATGTACTTTACGTCAAGGACATATTTAGACCATGCGGCGCATTGTTCCGTTGAAATTAAGCCGCTTTCAAAGGATAATTCAATCAGGAAAAGAACGGTTTTGCACTTCGTAAGGGCTTTCTTTTGCTCATATCTCCGTTCCCGGTATTCCTGCGGGTCTGAAAGATCAAGTTCGTTCGCTTCCTGTATGTGTTGGAATATGTCAAGCGTCAAATCGTGCAAGCGGTTTACAATGGTAAAGCGGTATTTCTTTGGAAAACGCCGCTCATTCGTCATTAAGAATGTGTGCTTGACTAAATCTTTTGCCTTTGTGATAATTACGAATTCAGATTGATTTCCCGGTTTTGTTTGCTGGTTCAAGTAAGCACCGCCTTTTTCTAATTCTTTTTATCTCTTCCGGGTCGCCGTCATATAAAAACCCGTGCTTCGTAAGAATTAAAGCCGCCCGGCTCCCGGTGTAGGTGGTCCCGCTGATTGTCAGATCGTCAGCGCCCCCGCACCTTTCGCAAGGCGGTTCAATCTCCGTAAACAGATTTCCAATGATGCACGATAGTTCCCGGCGAGTACAGGCGAATTCGGTTAACATTCGATTCTCTGCCGTGCCGCGTTCCAAATGCCCTTTGTCAGCGTGATTCCGTCGATAGAATCAAAGGACACAAGATACGGATTCCCTGTGATATTGTTGAATAAACCGTCCTCGACGCGGGCAACGCGGCTTTCAAGGCTTGCAACCCGGTTTAGCGCGTCCGACGCATTCTCCGCGGCCTGCGCCGCTGTTTGCGCTCCCGTGTTCCATGTGGCCCGCTCCGCCGCGGTAACGTGAATGTCGGTGTCCTCTGTGTGGGCAATCAATCCTGCAATTGCGGTGTCGTAGTTCTCCATTTTTGCGGGGGTCACGTGAATATCTGTGTTATTTGCGTGCGCGTTCAGGGCTGTAAGATCGGCCTTATTTGCAAACTGCGCTTCGTGGGCCTTTGCCGACGCGTTATGCGTTTCAAGGTCCTTTTTCGTCGCGGTGATTACGGTGGGGTCGATCACGAACGAAATAACGCCAGTATTGGAAACCTCAATGTGCATTGTCAGTTCGATTTCACCCGCCGCGCCCGTCGTGATAATCACTTTTTCCGTGTCCGGGGTATTGCAGACGGCCACCATGTCCCCTACGTCTGTGTGAACGCTCATTTCCCGAATGGTCCACCCGCCTACGCTGGACGGTACAACCGCCACAACGTCAATCATGTTCGGGGATTGCTCATTGATTGAAACGCTGGTTACGTTGCCCCGCCACTTCTCATTTTTAAGGGCGGTCATAGCCGGGACGGGCTGATAATATGCGCCGCCGCCGTCGCCCACGGCAAGCTGGGTAATATTGACCTTTTTCCCCTCCATTGCCGCCGCGGTAATAAGTGCAACGCCTACGTCGGTAACAACGGTTCCGTATGTTTTTTGAGTATCAGGCATTTTCTTTATACCTCCTATTCGCCGAACACTTCGTTCGGATAGATTTCAAGCTTTCTTGCGTACTGTGTGAAGCCTGCATAGCAAACGCCGCCGCGGGATTCCATATCGCGGGCAAGATACGGGTAGACCTCCAGCCGCGTTCCCACGGAATGCACGGCGGCAACCTGTACCGTCGTGCGTTTTTCTATCTGATAGCTGATCGCTTCAAGGTGTGAACGGAGATTTTTATAGAACCCCACCCGCTCCAAAACCGCCGCTTGTCTGTCTGCCGAAATGCCCGCCGTGGTCGCCCCGATGATGATTTTGAACATATACGGTTGTCCGCCGTACTCGAACCATTCTTTCACGGTTGTTCCGGGGAACACGGCCCCCAGCGCGGCTTCAACGGCATATTTCGTCCCCATCTTGCGGTGTATCTTTACGCTGTTCTTAATCGTTGCCCGCTTCACGTCAACGGGGTAATTGTAATCGTACCAATCAACGTGAAGATCATAGGCGAGAATATCAAGCGTCTGTTCGTCCAGTTCGTCAACGCGGGCGTATATGACGTTCTTTTCGATCTGCCGGGCCGTGTCCTGCAATTGTTCCGCAATGACGTTCGCCAGTGCAAGCATATTCGCGTCATTTTTCAGGGGCAGAGGAAGCGAACGGGTAAAGTCGATTGAAAACAGGTCGTTGTTATTCACTCTCTGCACCCCCGTTTACAACCGTCGTTTCGCCGATCTGCGCAACGGCGTTTTCTGCGACGGCGGCAAAAGAGGGGGAACGCACTTCAACGCGCTTCGCGCCCGTCTGCATCAACAGTTGAATGAGATAAGACGGGTTCACGTCCCGCCCCATTTTTGCGGCCTGCCACTCTTTGAACTGCTTAACCGCCGTATTGATGTTTTCGGCCACCGCGCTGTCGCTGATAGCGCCGCCCGTCTGCGTGTAGTAAGTAAAGTCGAGGTTGTAGGATACCGCTTGCGGCGCGGCAACGGTGACATGATCGGTAAGGGGGCGCACCGCGTCCGCTGAAAGAATGTCTGAAACCTCTTTCAATACCTCTTCGCCCGGAAGTTCCCCGCCTAAAAGCAGAACCCGCACGTCAACTTCTCCGGGGCTGGGCGACGTTGCTTTTACATCTGCAATCAGGGCCGACGCTGATTTTGCATAGAATTCATAGCCGCCCAGCGGCCCGGCGGTGGAAAATGTTTCGACGCTCTCCCGCATTCGTTCATAAAATGCCGCGTCGCTTTCCTTGTCTGCGCCGCCGTCCGATTCGGACACATTTTGAACGGACCCGAAATACGGGAAAATATCAACAAGCTGGCTGATCTGCCCCGGAACAAAGCCGTTCCCGATTGTTCCCGCCGTCATGCACTCCGCCGCGACGTCCCCGGTCAGCGTTCCCGCCGGAATCGTCAAGGCTTTCAGGGTTTCAAAGATAACTTCGCCGTCTGCGGTGACGCGCGTTCCTGCCGGAATTGTGGTTGCAACCTCCAGCGCAACGGACAGCGTAAACCGTAGCGTCGTTTGCGCTTTTTCGGGTTCCAGTCGGTAAGCGTCTTTGAACAATTCTGCGAGGGAATCGAGATAATCGCCCTCCGCATACCGCGGTACATTTTGCTTCGCGGAAAAATCAATGTTGACGCGTTCTTGAATGATAATGTCGGCAATCCATAAAATGAAAAGCCGTGCCGGGTCCGCCGGGTACAGCGTGCGGCCCGTGAACGCTTCGTAAGAATGAATCAGGGCATTCACAAGCGTGTCTGTATCCGTGTCAACAAAAGATATTTCCGGGTAGTTTCTAACTGTCGTCGCCAACTATGTTCACCTCCAAAACTGGAATCAATGTTCCGGGCTTTTCTCCTAACTCGAATGTCACGTTCTCCACTTCCGCCCGCGGTTCGTATTCTTCCACCGCGTCCAAAACCTCCGAAATCAAGATTGATTGCGCGGCCTGAATCGGTTTGTCAACGAACCGTTGCGCAAGCCCCAGCCCGCGGTCAAGCGGAACGGAGAATTTCGGGGTGGAAACGATCATTGCGACATTCTGTAAAACCTCTTCAACCGTCGTTTCCGGCGCGAGGTTGATTGCTTTCGGCTCATAAGCCTTTACGATATACGCCACCGTTTCACCCCCTAACGTGCCGCGTAGGAATTCATAGTCACGTCAACCGATGCGACAAGCAAGTTCCCCCGGCTGTCGTACCGCTCCAGCGAGTTTGAAAGCTTTGTGATAACCCACTTGTTTGTTCCGTAGGCTTTCGGACCGATTACAAGGCGGTTGACTTCGCCTTTCCGCATTGCCTGTAAAAGCCGTGTGACCTCTTTAAGCGGGTTCACTCCCAAAAACACGGAAAAGAACATTTTGAATGTCATGCTTTCAACTTCCGTCCCCGTGAACTCTAAAAGCGGCTCTTTCAAATGCCGTTCATGGGTCGCGTAGTTCGCGCCACTGTCCCATTTCAGGCCGTCGAACGTCTTTACCACTTCACGCGAAACGGCAAATGTAACGTCTCCCCAGCTTCCAATAAGCGCCATCTTTATATCCCTCCAATCACGAACCCGTCGCCGTCGCCGTTTGGTAAAAAGATACAAAGTACAAAATCGCCCGGCGACGGAAGCCACGGGCTGATTGTGACGTTGTGACTGTGCGCTTCAAAGGCCGCGTCGCCGCTCCCGCCGGATTTTTCTTCCGTCTGTTGCGGCGCTCCCTTTGCGGGGATAAAGGGTGCATTTTTCAGCACTTTCAAAGGGCCGGAAACATACGTCTGCCCCTTGTCCTTGAATGTCACGCGGGCGGTCCTGTCTGCGGCTTTGACGGAAGAAACCCAGCCCGTTTTTACAATGTTCTGCAATGCTGTAAAATCGTCCATCAATACCCCTCCAAAACCCGGCGCAAGGTCAGATCGGTTTTATACCCGCTGTTCGATACGGAATGCCCCGCCGTTTCTATGATGTATTTTCCGTCGAATGCGCCGTATCCGCTAACCTGAACCGTCACGCCCGCCACAAGCCCCGCGTCGCCCACCAAGCTGAACGATGCCTTGAATTCATCTTTGTTCTTTTCGCGTAACCGCTTCATAGCCAATTGCCGCGCTTCTTCGCGGCTTGAAACCTTTTCGTTGACCTCCAGCACCTGTCCCGATTTGTCAGCGTCTTTCGGCGTGTAGGTGTATTCTATCGTCGCGCCTGTATTCGGGTTCGTGTAGGATACGTGGCACTTGCTGTATGATGTGTCGTGGAGGTTCGTTGAAAAAGAGAAGCTTAAAACGTCCGCGCTTCCGCGCTTGATCGTGCGCACGGCGCTTTTTTTCTCATAAGCCGCCGCGTCAAATAAAACAATGATCTTTGCGGTTACTTTCAGGGAGATTCCCGCATTCCTGCATAGCCGCTGTAAAAAGACTATATCCGATTCCTGCACTTGCTCCGTTCTTGTGTAAAACGGGTCGAACGCTGATTCAAACATACAGTGAAAGCCGTTCTTCGCGGCAATCTCATTCGCAATTTTGGAAAGCTTGAATTTCTCCCACGCTTTAGTTTTCTTCTGCGTTCGCAGGGTGGAGGAATAGGGGATAGACGTTCCTTTCATGGTTACTTTTCCGGGCGGTCCGCTTGCGTCGATGCTGTCAAGCTGAAAAACGCCGCAATCCAACACCCGGTCTTTTTCGTCCGAATTCCAGTTCTTTTGTATAATGACCGCCGAAAGTTCTGCGCCTTTTGAAGCGGAGGGCGTGTTAAGCCAGTTCCCCAGCCACACGCCCTCCCGGTCGTCAAGAGATACTTGTAAATCGTCCGTTTTCCCCGATTCGTTGTCCGTGTAGGACAGTGATTGAAAATATTTATTGATGTCCGCCGTAATGTCCGTGCCGTCAAAGGTCAGGCGGATTGCTGTTCGCCTTGCGTTCATACAGTCCCCCTTTTCCACGGCGGCAAATCCGCCGAAACCTTTTCTTCCGCGTCAGGGATAGAAAGCACGATGCCCGCCGGGAACACGACAAGGCGGCGGTATTGCGGGTTCGCTTTCATTACCTTGTCGGTGTAAGCTTCGTCGCCTAATGTTTTGTAGGCGATTCCGTCCCACATATCCCCGGCAATGGTGGTGTATTTAGTCATACTTCCGCCGCCTTTCGTCGTCCTCTCTCTGCTTCATGCGTTGGTCGAACTCGTTCAAAAGTTCTTCGTCGCGCCGCTTCAAGGCTTCGTCAATATCTTGCGCCTGTGCTTCACTTCCCACATGGAAAACGGGCGCGCTGTGAATCACAACCGATTCCCGCGGGCTTGTAGCCGCTACGGTCGGCGCGTTCACGCCGGGGGCTGTTGCTCCTGCATACGCTAATTGAAGCGCCGGAACGCCCGCGCCGCCTGTCAGGGTGTTTGCCATTCGTGCGAGGTTTCCGAAAATCTTTCCAGTTGCCGCCGCGGTGAATACGCTTCGGTTCCGGGCGTTTGTTACCAGTTCTGCGCCCTTTTCTCCTGAAATAAAGGTGTCCGGGGTGCGCTTTGTGCCTTTTGCGAACTTCGGAATAAGAGGGATATTGATTCCCTTTCCGCCTATTCCGGGGACCCAATCGGGAATTTTAAGCTTATTTAGCCCGGATATAACGCCATTGATAAGGGAGATAATGCCGTTCAGCGCCCCGCTTGCAATACTTTTCAACGATTGCCAAACGCCGCCAAAAATTTCTTTTACGCCCTCCCAAACGCGGGACCAATCGCCCGTAAAGATTCCGGCGAATACGTCTACAATTCCTTTTATCGCGGTGAGAACGCCGCTTACAACGCCGATAATGGTACTAAGTCCGGCGCTGATTAAGCCTTGAATCGTCGGCATAAGGAATTGAATAACTTGCATGATCGCCGTTGCAATGGTTTGAACAACGGTCCACACGCCTTGCAGGATAGAAGCGATTGTTGGTGCCCACGCCGCGAATGCTTGCACAATCTGCGGCAACACGGTTCCTACGATGAATGAAAATAGCTGTTCCACAACCGGGCGAATGTAGGTATCAACAAACGTGATGAACTGACTTAAAATGTTCCAGATCGTTTGTATAACCGTAATTGCTCCGTCGATTGCGCCCGTCGCGTCCTCTCCAAAAAGGTTTATCAGGAATTCACGCGCGCCGCCTAAATTGCCGTCTGTGAAAATGCCCTTGATCGTGTTCCCGATATTCGTAATCGCCGCAACCACTTTGTCAAAAACAGCAAGCCCGGCTTCTCCGAATACCTTTCCGACTACCGCGCGCACCTTGTCGAGGTTGTCGCGGAGGATTTGCACCGCCGATATAATCAGCATAATAACGCCGACGACGGGGAGAATCTTTCCGAGAACGCCGCCGAACGGTCCAAGAACGGCCCCACCCAACTTTTTTAGTGGTCCGAATAGGGTTGTGACCTTGCCGAACCCTTTTCCGATTACGCCGCCGATCTTACCCAAAGGCCCCGCCGCGATAGCGGTTCCGGCCTTTCCAAAAATGCTTGTGACCTTTCCGGCCACCCCGGTGAACGCCTTTGCCGAAACACCGCCGATGCCCGTAAAGATTTTTGAAAATGCACCGCCCGCCGCGCCGCCGACTTTTGAAAACAGGCCCCCGATTTTAGTTCCGCTGAACATACCGCCGAACGCCTGTCCCACACCGCCAGCCGCACTTCCGATGCCGCCGAAATAGCCACCGACGCTTTTTGCAACGCCCTTTACCTTGCTTGCAAACTTTACCGTGTCTTCGCCTGCGGTTGCAGTTTTGCCGTGGAACAGGTCAAAGAACTTTCGTACTAAAAGAAAGTCTTTTTGCATACTTTCAACGCCAAGCCTTGCGGTTAGCATAGCTGTTTTGAATATAAGTAGCCCCGCCGTCACCTTTGCAACGGTCCGTACAAGTTCCGGGTTTTTGTCGATGAAGTCAGATAGCTTAATGACCAAATCGGACAGCTTTTCCGCGCCGTCTCCCACAAGGGGAAGAAAGGCGTTGCCCAGCGAGATAGAAAGCTTTGAAAGGCTGTTCTTTGCAAGCTGAATTTTGTTCGCCGTGGTATCCGCGCGGGCCGCGTACTCCGCTTCCATGCTCCCGGCGTATAGTGAAGAATCTCCCACGCGGTCAAACGACTTTTTCAGCAAGTCCAGCCGTGAAAGCATAGGGGCGATTGCGGCAACGGATTCTTCGCCGAAATAATTCTTTAGCGCCGCCGCCTGCTCCGCTTTCGGAAGCTTCTTGACCGCCGCCATGAAATCTAAGATTGCGCCTTGTGCGTCGGTCTGCATACGCTTTGCAAGGTCCGTCGCGGAATAGCCCATCTTGTCAAGAACGGCCTTTTGCCTTTTTGTGACGGCGGTTCCTGCGGTCATTGTCGTCATAACTTTTTTGATGCCCGTTGCGGCTACATCATCATTTACGCCGACGGCGACAAGCGTTGCGCCTAACGCGGAGATTGCGCCGCTTGATAAGCCCGCAACCTCGCCTAATGGTCCGATTTTTGATACAATATTTGAAATTTCCGATGCTGTTGATGCAGAATTATTGCTTAAATAGTTGATCTTGTCGGCAAGCGAAACAACTTCTTGCTGTGACATACTGAAAGAAGTTCTCCACTTCGCCATCCAATCTCCCGCCTGATCTGCCGAAACGTCGAACGCAACGCCCATCTTTGCCGCGTCCTCTGAAAACTTCACGATTTCGTTTCGTGCAATTCCCGCTTGACCAGCCGATGCCGCAATCTGCGTCAGTTCCTTTGCTGTCAGTGGAATTTTGGTAGACAGGTCAAGAATTGCGTCACGCATTTTGTAATATTCCTGCGTAAGCTTTCCTGTTTTACTGTCTTTCAGGCCGTCAACGACTTTTGAAACGTCGCTCATAGCGGATTCAAAATCCATCGACGCTTTGACGGGTCCGGCGTAAATGGCCGCGCCCAATGCCACCGCCGCGCCTGCGACGGTGACAATTTGACGCTTTGTGGCGGAGATAGCCGCGGCGTTCTTTTCAAGCGCCGCGTTTACCTTTGCCAAATCTTCTTGACTTTTCTTTACCTTGTCATAGGTCTTTGACAACCGCTCGTTTTCTTCGCTCAATCGGGAAGTGTTAACGCCTGCTGTTGAAAGTTCGGATTTAAGCGCGCCCAGCTTCTTTTCCTGCGTTTCGATTTTAGCGGTTGTCGCGGCAATCTGCCGTTCGTTCCGCTCCATATCGGCGCGTAATTCGTCCGTAGGGGCTTCCGTTTCCTTGATTTCGCGTTGCAGTTTTTCATGTTCAGCCGTCAGCCGTTCCAGCTTTTGACGGTTGGATTCAAGGGCGGATTCCTGCCGCTTGTACGCGTCAATCTTCCCGGTGATGGAATTAAGCCTTGTTAGACTGCTTTGCAGTTCTTTTGTCGCGGTATTTGCCGCTCGAAATGCTGTGTTGAAATTGCTTCCCAAAGCCGCTTGAAGCTTGAAAATCAATTCGTATTCCTTGCGCCCCGCCAACTCCATCACCCTCCTTACGTGGTTTTTCTTTCCGCTGTGACGGCGTTAATGTCCTGAATCCAGCGCATAATCTCCGCCGGGGTCATGTCTAGCCAAAAATTGACCGGGGTAAATGATGCCTGCGCCAGCTTGAAACATTCCCGCCGCCACCAGCGGGCCGGGCTTTTTAATAGCCCGTACTGATTAAAAAATCCCGCGCGGCGTTTGTGATCTTGTTGAAATCTTTCAGGGGCATACCGTCCATCACGTCGCCGCCGATGCCCGCCGCGCGCGCCGCCATCTTCGCCTGAAAACTGCGGGAGATTTCAGGGGCAAGAGCGTATTCGTTGTTCATCTGCATTTCGGTTTCAATGGAAACCATGTCCCGCCCGGTCAGGTGTTCAAAATTGAACGACAAATCGGTGTAGATTTTCCCGCCGTATTCAAACGGCTTCTTGAACGTGTGCGTATAAACGCCCGCGTCGTCCTCTGCGGTCGTTTCCGCCGCGTGTGCGGTAGTTTCACAGGTGACGGCTTCCGCCGCGTCTGCGGCCTGTTCTGCGCCGATTGTGGCGGTTTTCTTCATGTCTTCGCTCATTGTCAATTCCTCCGATATAATTTTTTAGATTTTCAAATACAGAAAAGGGCATAAGAAAACCCAGCAGGGGGTGGCCCTGCCGGGTTTAAGACTTGCCAAGCGCCTTTCGCACGTCGGCGAGATAGTCCGTTCCGTTGACAAAGTAGATGAAATTCAGAATGTCGATTTCGAGTTTCTTCACTCCGTCGATGTAGGTTGCGAAATAGGTTACTGCGTACTCGCCGGAAGCTTCCGCGGAAGCGGCTGGGGCGAGTTTGCCGGGGGAAAACTTCGTCGGCGTAACCATCAGCACGTGTTTAACGGCCTGCTGAACGAATTTTCCCGATGTGTTGTCCCAATACTGCTGGGCGGCGCGGAGGTCAAGCTGGTGGTTCCGCGGCTCTACAAGCTTGATTGCGTCCGCCGTCACCGAACGGAAGTTCAGTGTCAGTGTCATTGCTTCGATGTGTCCCACATATGCGCCATTGAATGCGCCGGAAATGCCCGCGCCCTTGACTTCCTCCGTGATCTGAGAAATCTCAGGAAGCGTCACTTCCGCCATGCCGAAAAACTCCGTTGCGTCCTCATAGACGGCAAAGTTTACGGTTCCGTTATCAACTTTCATTGTTCGTTACCTCCTTACGCCGTAAGCGCCGCGGAAACATAAGCCGCGTCGTATTCCAGCACGAAATCAAGCTGCTTCGCAGGGCTTGGCGGTGTCATGTAGATATGGAAAACGGCCTTTCCCGCCATAAGCGCGGTAGTGCTGTTTTCTTCTTCCTTGAACTCGACGCGCCCGCCCAGCAACTGCTCCGCGTTGGTAAGGCCATTCAGCCAGACGTTCACCGAATCGACGATAGAATCAATCAGCCGTCGATTCATCTTCTTGTCAACCTTGCTCCAATACGTCAGAATCAGGGTGTTTGCAACCCATCCGAACATACGGGAAATCGGGATGAAGTAATTCTTTGCGTCGGTGTCTGCCGGGAAGCATGCCGTTTCGTCGCCCCAAAACGCATATCCGCCGATGAAGTTCAGGACGGTAGCAATGCCATTGCTGTTCAGGTAATTTGCCTGCTGAAGATCAAGCAGTACAACCGTACCGTCGGCAAGAACCGCGCTGTCGATCTGCAAAGACTTGTTCGACGGGCTTTCTGCCGGGCAACCGCTGTTGTCCGAATCGGTCAGGCCCATTCTTCCCGCCGCCTGAACGGACAAATGAAAAACATGGTTCCCCAGCTTGCACATAGGCCAGCAAAGAATCTGCATTTTCGAGTTGATATTGTTGCTTTTTTTCCACGCCGGAACGTCCGCGTAATGCGTAACCGCCGTTGCGTCAACGTCGATAAGGGCTTTCCCCTCGAAAACTCCGTTGATGTTCGCGGCCTTTGCCGCCATGACCGCCGCGACGGTGGACTTATGGGACCATCCGGGGGCAAGAATCAGGTCGGCGACGATTCCATATTTCGGGAACACGGAATCAATCAGTTCCATCCCGGAATACTTCTTCGTTTGGGTATCAAACCCGCCGATAATGTCGTTTTCCGTAATCATGCTGGGGTCAACCGCGTCAAACGCAATCGTGAGTTCTCCCGTGTTTGTGGGGATTGTCGTACCCTCCAGCACTTCAAGAATCAGGTTTTCGCCCTCAAAAAACACGTCATAATCGGTCCCGGCTACGTAATATTCGCTTGTGCCTTTCTTGACCTTTACCGTGTTTTTCAGGGTTTCGAGAGGCAATAGAACCTTTCCGTCGGTCAGCGGATAATTCGTTTCTGCAACGGCCTTTTTGTGCTTCGTGGGGTCAAGGACGTTCACGAACACCACCGGGGCAACGCCGTAAAGCTTGAACTGCGAATAGATCGCTTCGCAAATTGGATACTTTGCCCAATCGTCGCTATACCCCATAGCGGCGACGGCTTCGCCGTAGTTTTGGCACATGATCGGGTCATTCACCGCGCCGCCTACGGTATGTACCGGGGCCGCTCCCACGATGAACGCAACGCCGGAATCAGCCGCAACAGGGGTCGAAACCGACGTTTCGGTTTGGCTTGTCGAAACGCCATGATAATAGTCAGCCATCTTTTATACCTCCTTGTTACTCTGCATTGTCGAAACAATGTCGGTGTAATACTTGTGTGCAATATTGCCTGGGGTTTTTACCTTGATGGAAAACGCGCCCAGCCGCTCCACGGGAACAATCAGCTTTGCCGCCTGCGGGTATTCCTCCAGCACGTCCGAAAGATAAGCCGCAATAGTTGGAAATGTTCCGCGGAAAACAGCGTTTTCTTTCAGCCGCCCGCGGGGGAGGGACGGCCCGGCGTACACGAACAGATCGTATCCGTTCGTGTCGCTCTGCGCTGTGTCCTCCGCCGCGGGCGAATTGTAGTCCGCCATCTTTTATTCCTCCTTGCCATTGCGCATTTGTAAAACAATGTCGTTGTAATACTTGTGCGCGATATTTCCGGGGGTCTTTGCCTTGACGGAAAACGCGCCCAGCTTCTCCGCCGGGACAATCAATTTCGCCGCCTGCGGGTATTCCTCCAGCACGTCGGCGAGATATGCCGTAACGTCCGCGAACGTACCGCGGAAAACAGCGTTTTCTTTCAGCCGCCCGCGGGGGAGGGACGGCCCGGCGTATACAAACATGGTGTGTCCGTCCGTGTCGCTCTGCGTTTCTTCTGCGGCGGATTCCTCCGGTGTGGTGTCGTTGCTTTCCCCGGTCGCTTCGTCCGCGCCTGCGCCGCTCTGCGCGTCCTGTGTGGCGGCTTCCTCCGGGGTGGTGTCGTTGCTTGCCCCGGTCGTTTCCGCCGCGTCTGTGCCGCTCTGCGCGTCCAGCGCGGCAATAATCTGTTCTTTTGTCATGCTGTCTTCTACGGCAACACCGTTTTTGACGGCAATTTCCAGCAATTCAGCTTTCTTCATGCTGGCTTTATAAGTTACTGCCATACGCTTTGTACCTCACTTTCAATAATGGGCATTCTCCACATGGTTATCATTTCGCCCAAATAATAGGGCGGCGTGTTGTCCGGGTACACGATCATTTCAAGCGGGGGTTTCAGCATGAACCGTTCCCCAATAACGCCGTCTTTCAAAAGCGCAATCCGAATCCGGGTTAGCAGATTCAAAACGCATAGCGCGCCCTCTTCGCCGTCCTCTGAATAGGTGGCGGCGACGATACGCACCATGCAGACGCTTTCCGGGTGTTGTCCCTCTTCCTGATCGTCCGTGTTTTTGATGAACTGCAAGAGAACATAGGGAATGCGCGTTATTTCTGCGCCTTTATCTGGAAGCCGCATTTTGTGGACCTCCGCCGGACGCTCCTTTTGTTCTCCGCTTTTGCGGTCCACCCGGACGGGCAAAAGAATGTCCTTTGTTTCCTTTTCAATGAACGCTTTCAGCACGTCCAGAAGTTCTAAAGGGGTCATTACTTACCTCCGTATCCGTTGAGAATTCGGGAAATCTCATGTTCAACGCGCTTGTTTATGGTCTGTTGTGCCGCTTCTTCCACCTGTTCAAGCACGACGCTGTTTCCCGCCATCTGCGCGGTGGACGGTCCCATAAATTCAGTGATAGGAAGCCGCGAACTTTCGTCACGTTCAAACATTCCCGTGTGTCCGCTCTTCATTTTTGCAATAAAGGCGTGCGCAAATGGAGTTTTTGAGCTGGCATTCAGCACCGCCGCGCTTACGGTCGCGTGCTGAACTGGCAACGTCGGAGATACATTGAAACGGTAAAGCGGGAGTTTGTACCCCGCGAAAGAAACGGTTCCCACAATTCCGCCGTCAACCTTTCGCGTCCTCATATTGATGGTTGTTTCAGCCCTGATATTTTGCTTTGAAATCGCATATACGGTGTTGATCTGCTTTACCGTCTCTGCTCTAACGGTGCTGTTTGCCCTCTGAATAATGCCTCGAAAGGCTCTTTCCGCCCCTTTCGGGATGTTTTCAAGAATCAGGTTTACCCGCTCGATCTGTTCATTCGTAATTTCGATCATTCGGTTAACATCTCCAAATAAAGCACGATTTCCCCGGCTTCCGGGTGAACCTTTGTGATCGTGTAAACGTCGTCGCCAATCTCTACGTTTTGGCCTTTTTCCGGGGCCTTTTTCAGCAGTGAGAGGGGAACATACATCACCAAATCGACAAGAACTAAGCCGTCTACGTGGTCCGTAGACGGCTTTTTTCTGTCTTGCGCGCCGCCGTCGTCAAGGATAACGGGGCCTTTGTATCTGGTCCCGGCTATCCAAAATTCCAGAACGTCCGCGAATTCGGCGCTATTATGGAATACCGCCGTTAAATCCCGCTCAATCTGCGCTTTGAAGTTCATTACAGAACCTTTGCAACAAACCAGCTATTGACCTCGTGCGGCACGGTCAGCGGCTTGCTGTTGATCTGCAAGAAACGGCGGTCCGGGCGGTGCTCCACCCACGTCTGCGGCACTCTGTCGCCCTCGACGGTGGTAAACGCGCCGTTCTCATTCAGGATGGTAACGGCTCCGTAGTAAATGGAATAGTCCGCTTCCGTGGAAAGCAGGGCCAGCGTGCTGGCGGGAACAATGGGTTTCTGCTCCGGCACGTTCGGGTTTGTCCAGTCGTCAAGATACCATTCGTTGTACTGGTAAATATCCAGCCCCAGCTTCTGAACCGTGCCGATGTAGGTAACGCCGTTCGTGAGTTCGCGGGGCTTGATAACGGCAAGGTCATAGCCCCTGATATCCAGCACGGCCTTGACCTTTGCGTTGTTGACGAACGCGTTTGCAACGTCTTTCGCCATAATGCACACGTTGCAGTTTACAAAGCCCTCTTTCTGCACGGTTTCGCGCCACCGTTCAAGGTCTGCCAGCGGGTCAGCGTCCGCGCCGTTCCATTTCAGCCCGGCGGTAACAATGGTTTCCGTGTTGGTGAAACCAAAGTCGATTACTTCGTTCAGGCCCTCGCCGATAATGGGAATCTGCCCGGTAAAGATCGCCGTTGCCGCCATCCACTCTTCGCGGCGCACGGTCATTTCGGTAAGTTCGGCGAAATCCTCCGCCAGCTTTTCAACGGCCCGCTCCGCCGGGGTTTTCCCGCTGTAAGGATTTTCGCCCGCGGCCCGCTCCAGCAGATCGTCAACGGTGGTGATCTTGTTCGGGGCCAGCAAAACAGGGGTGTAATTCTTCGTCTGATAACCGCTGTTCATAATGGTTTTGCCGCCGACTTTCGGGTGAACGAACGGGGCAAGCGCGCGGTTTCCTTTCTTGAAATCAACGTCAACGCTCTTCGTGTTGAATGTGCGCACGTTTTTGAAAAACGTATCGCGGAAAAAGGTATGCACCGGGGGCATACGGCGAACGATTGTCCCCATAGCGCGCGGGGTGTAAATATCGGTCTGAATAGCCATTTTGTTTTCCTCCCTCTGTTACTTCAAATAGATTCCGATACCGCGGAACGCTTTAGTGAGCGTTTCAACGGTAACGCCTGCTTGGATAGAGATTGCGGCGGTGAAAAACTCTCCCGTCAAATAGATTACAGCTTCTTCACCAGCCGCCGCGTCAACTGCGGAAATTCCGTAAATTCCGGCGGTCGTGTTTTCGTACGCGGTTCTTGCCGGGACGACGTTTGTTGCGTCCTTTTCGCTTGCCGCAACCGCAACAACGGGTTCCAGCCCGTTTTCGGTCAGCTTCACGGGTTCGTGCTTCTTGATTGTTTTTCCGGTCGCCACGGTCTTTACTGCCGTAACAACGGGAAATTCGCCCGCAAAGAAATTGACCGGGCTTGTCTGATCTGTATTGATGCCGTACATAGACATGATTTTTTACCTCCTTATTTCTTCGCGGGGAACAGCTTGTCAATAGCCGCGTCAACCTCGTTTTGTCCGCCCTTGCCTGCCGCTCCCTCAATTCCGCCGCCTGCGCCTACGCCGCCCGCTCCGCTCTTGTTTGCGTCGTCGTCGCGGTCCTGAATGTACTTACCGCCCTGCTTCTTCTGCTCTGCGACAATCGCTTTTGCAACGTCTCCCGCGGCAATGGGGTTCTTGAACTTCGCGTCGGCTACGATATTTTCAAACCCCGCGAGTGCAACGCCCTCAATGTCCTGAATACGGGTGCGCTCCGCCGCGGTCGCGTCTTCCTCGATTTGCTTTGTAAGATCGGGGTAAGCCGCTTTCAGGTCCGCCGCGGTCTTGATTTCCTGATTGTTATTAGGCATTTCTGTTCGCTCCTTTTTTTCGGTTGTTTTTTGTGGTGTTTTATCTGAAAAACCGCTGGGCGTGTGGGTCGCGCAACGGTTCAACAGCGATACGGGCATATTCGGGAAGCGTGAAAGGTCCAGCGAAACGCTGTTTACAACGATCTTTGAAGCATTTTCAACGGTCGTGTCGGCTTCCTCGAACATCAGCTTGTCGCAAAAGCCAGCGTCAACCGCCTGTTTCCCGTCGTACCATGTTTCCGCCGCCATGATTGCGGCGATTTCCTCCGGCTTTTTCCCGGTTTTCAGGGCGTACCCGTTTACGATAGATTGTTTGATTACTTTCAGTTCGTCCGAAAGCTTCGTGAAGTCGGATTCTCCAAAATAGCCAAGAACGCCCATCTTCGGGTCGTGAACCATGAAAACGCCGTTTCCGGGGATTTCGATCACGTCGCCCGCCATTGCGACGATTGTTGCCGCGGAAGCGGCCCAGCCGTCAATCTTGACGGTGATCTTTGCCGGGTTGTCCTTTAGACGGGTGTAAATAGCATTTGCGGCGAATACGTCGCCGCCGCCGCTGTTGATTCGCACGACGATTTCCGCAACGTTCCCCAAGGCGGTTAACTCTTCCGTGAACTGCTTCGGGGTTACTTCGTCGCCCCACCACGATTCGGAAGCAATGTCGCCGTAAAGAATCAATTCCGGGGCGGCGTTTTCATCCGCCGCGGCCTGAAAACTCCAAAAGTGCTTATTTTTCGGTGGGGTTTGTTCCTGTTTCTGTGCTTGTGCCATTTCCTTTTACCTCCCTCATTACTTTTTCTTCTCGTTTGAGCTGGGCCGCGTTGCGGTAGAAATCGGACCCGTTCATTTCCATTGCTTCACGGTCACGGGTCGAAAATCCGTTTTCAACCCTCTTTTCCGCCGCGGTGACTTCCTGAACCGGGTTCAAAAGGCCCTGTGCCGGGCCGTTCCATTCCGCGGTGGTGAATGCCTTTCGCCTGATCGGGTCAGAGAAAAAGCCGGGCGCGGGAATTCTCCCTTTCGCCACGGCTTCTGCGAACCATTCTTCATAAATCGGCTGGCAAAAATCGCTTGAAAGCCAAGCCCGGTACATTTTGAACATCTTCCACGCTTCCAGAAGCGCGCCGCGCGACGCGCTGTACGACGCGTTGAAGTTCTTCACCAGCAGTTCATAGGGAATTTCAAGGGCCGCGCCGATCTGTCGGCAAATGGCAACAACGAACCCGTCAAACGCCGTGTTCGGCCTGCCGGGGTTCATGTCGTGCGCCTTTTCTCCCTCGTTCAAATCCACGATTGCGCCGGGCGCAAGTTCAATCGTTCCGTCGTCCGCCGCGTCTACTTGCTGTTCTTCCGGCACAATCTCTCCAAATCCGCTATCAGGTGACGCGGAATCTTTTTCGATGAATACCGTAAACATACCCGAAACCACGGCGGCGACAAGTTCCGCGTCTGTGTACCGCCCCAACTGTTTCAGGGCTTCGATAACTGGGGCGAGGAATGGAACGCCGCGGCGCTGTCCGATTCGTTCCCGGTTCATAATGTGAATGACGTTTCGCCGCCCGGTCTTTTCGCCCCAAGCTTCAACCCTTGTCCACTTTCTTTCCGCGAACTCATAGGAAAGGGGGTGGTGGGTGCTGATATGGTAGGCGACAACTTCGCCCGCTTCGTTGGCTTCTACACCCCCGACAATGTGCGGGTCGATTTTATCGTATGGGTTGCTCAGTCTGTCCGCTTCAATCAGGCAAATTCGGAGGTCATACGGCATATTGACCCGCTTTGTTATGGGCAATGTAGCGATTACGTCGCCGCTCATAAGCCAGTTCAGGAAAGCAAGCTGCTGTAATTCGTAAAAATTGTCCAGCCGCTCCAAATCGCACGCGGGCGAATCTGCCCACAATGCAAATTCTCGTTCAATCAAGCTTTCAAGGTTCCGGGCTTCTGCTTCCTGCATTCCCAAAACCTCATAATCAAGCTGGCTTTTCAGCTTTAGGCCGGACCCGACGACGTTTGTTCGGCAAGTTTTCAACGCGCCCGTAGCGAGGGGAACGCCCATGTAAAGATCGCGGCAACGCTGGCGCAATGTCGAAAGGTTTTCTTCTATGTCTTCCCGTGAAGAACCGCCGCCGTAAAGCCACCCCGCAAGTGATTTTTTTGTGTGCGACGCTCCGTAATTGCTGTACCCGCTGTCGAGTAGCCGCAACCGCTGTCGTGCGCCCACTCGTTTTACTGCCTTTTCGGGCGATACTGCGGCAACCATGCGGTCAAAAATATTCAAGCCGCTTCACCGTCCTTTCCTCATAAGTCCCGCGGGACAACGCGTAATACGCGGTTTCTTCCGCCGCGGTTTGCTACATTTTCAAGCTTTGCAACTTTGTTCTCCCAGAAAACAATTGTCTTATTGATCGCGGGTAGGTCCGCCATTGTCAGAGTGCGGGAACCAATCGAATAGCTTTGGTGTGTTGTTACCTCCAATTCAGCGGTAAGCCATTCGTCAAGGTGATGTTTTGCGATTTCAAGCGTGATGCCTGCCATTTATAAAATCCCTCCGTTCGTTCGTGACCGTCTGCCGCGTTTATGCGGCGGCGCGGCTGGTGCGTCCTTTTCAGGCTTCTTCAAAACCGGGTTTGCAATCTCCAGCGCGGCGGTTGCGTAGTTCCGAACGTCAAACGGCTCATTCCGCTTAATTCCGTCTTTTAACATCCACACATATTGCGCCTTGCCCTTTTTGTAGGTCATTACCATTTTTTCAGCGGTCAGGCCCTTAAAGTATTCCGGCGTATATCCCCGGTCCTTTTCCCGCGGAAAATGGCAATAGTTCGGTCCCTCTTCCGGGACCGCCAGCCGCTGGTAGATAATCGCTTTTCCTGTGTCAACTCCCAGCGTGAAAAGCGGTGTTTTAGCGCTGTTCGCCGTAGATGGCTTGCTGTAATAGGGGACCGTAGGCCCTCCCTTGCCTTTGATTGCAAAAACGCGCCGTGCCGTGCGCTCCTTACAGAATCGGTAAACCTGATTTGTAAAGTGACCGCCGGAATCGACGCAAGTACAAATAATTTTCAGTTTTCGCCCGTCCGCCGTGGTAAATGTCTGCGAAAGAAACGCGTCAAGTTCGTTCCAAACGGGCTTTAGTTTTAGGTCGCCGAAAATAGCTTGATATTTGATTCCCCAATTTTCCTTATCAACGCCCCACCCTACAACCTCCATTTCAAAGCGGTCGTCCTGTACGTCAACGCCAGCCGTCAGCGCCAGCACTTCTTCCGGGACCTCGCAATTGTATTTCTCCCGGCGCTTGTACAGGTCGTCGGATTCTAGCTGTTCGCCCTCTTCTTCCCACGTTTGGCCCATCTCCGTGTTGGTCCATACTTTCAGAAGTTCAATGTTGCCTTTCTTTTTTTCATCGTTTGCAGTTATGAATTTTTCGACGATCTCCCGCCACTCGACGAACATAGAAGCAAGGGCGTTCAGGTGAAATCCGCGGACCTTTCTTTCCGGGTGTTCAGCAATGAATTTTCCTTTGCTGAACTGCTCTTTCCACTCTGTTTCTCCCGCAACTGCGGCGCAATGCGGGCAGGTGTAATAGATTTCGTTTAGGTTTTCTTTATCAAAAACGATGTTTGCCCATTCAAGCGAGGTATATTTTCCGCAATTTGGGCAAGGCACGTTCCATTCTTCTTTTGTGCTGTGTTCGTATTCGACTTCAATTCTTGAAATTCCCTTGATCGTCGGGGTGCTTACGCATACCTCTTTTTTGTTCCAAAAGGTTGTAAGCCGTTTCCCCGCCAGCAACAGGGGGTCGCCCTCGTTGCCTGCCGTTGCCGGGTATCGGTCGATTTCGTCCGCCAGCAGAATGCGAATAGGACGGGAAGCAAGGGACGACGGCGAGTTTGCACCCACCATCGTCACATGACCGCCGGGGAATATCTTTTGAAGAATCGTGTTGCCGCTGGTCCGGCTCTTGTCGTTCACCAAATCGCGTAAAGCCGGGGTATCGCGCAACATTGGGGAAAGGCGGTCTTTGCTGAATGTCTCCGACATTTGAATTGTCGGCTCCATTACCATGATCGGCGACGGGTCATATTTCATGTAATAGCCTATCGGGTTGAGAATGAAGCCGTCCGTTTTCCCGATCTGCGCCGCCGACATAACAACTACCTTTTGAAGCCGTATGTCGGAAATAGCGTCCATGATTTCACGCTGATAGGGGGCTTTTGAAGTGCGCCATCGTCCCGGTTCCGCCGATGATTCAGAGGACAAGCGGCGGTATTCGTCGGCCCACTCCGATATTGTCATATCAGGCGGAGGGGCAAGAACGGCGAATATCTTTTGAAAAAGGTTAACCGTTGCTTTCTTCATCGTCCGCCGCCCCCTCTCCGAATGCGGTTTTGAAATCCGAAAGTTCCAGCAATGCTTCGTCGATCTGCTCTTTTAGAAGCTTGAATATTTCCGCCTTGTCCGTTTTTTTGCAAAGCACCGGGGAAAGCTTCGCCGGAATCGCCATTAGGCGCGATTTGAAATTGACCAGCATATTTTTCATGACCTCTTCAATATCCGCCGCGGCATGAAGCTGGTTTTCTTTCAACTGCAATTCGTACTCTTCGCTTTTTCGCTTTGCCCGGACAAGCTTTGCCCTCTCTGTGTTGTAGTCTATAAACTCTTCGCTTTCCGGGTTCCGCTTGCGGAGGTAATTTATATACCGATGGTTCGTGTCTATCAGGTCATACAGGCCGGGGCGAATTTCCGCAATCACTTTTTCGTCGCGCAACTGCCGCACGCGCCGTTCCGATACGTCAAGGAATCGCGCAACCGCTTTCACGTCGTAAAGTTTCATGTTTTTTTACCCCTCCTAACTCCGTTTTTCCTGAAAAAGCACCCCCCTTATAAAAAAGCCGCCGTGCCGCGGAAGCGTTCAAAAATTTTTCATATCTAGGCATCCCTCGGGGCTCTCTGGACCCGCAGGCGGCAAAGTGGGCTGGAAGAACCTATGCCGCGCGGCCCGTCAGTCGTCGAAAATGTCGCCTGTTTCGTCGCTTTCGTCGTTGATTTCTCCTGTGTCTGGGTCAACGTTGAATGCTCCGGCTAATCTTTGCTTTGCGAGGTTATATTTGCGCTCTTCAAGGCGCACCCGGCGGCATTCCAGTTCGTAGCCCTTTATTGAATCAAGAAGCTTGATAATGCGTCCGTGAATCTTATTCAATTCCGCTTCCAGCTTCATAGCCCGGTCAAATGCGCTGGCTTTAATGACCGTCTGCATATTGACTTTATAACCCTCTTCTTCAAGATCGCGTTCCTTGTCGCTTACTATGTCTCGCAGTTCTGCAATATCGCGGTCGAGTTTATCTAAACGCTTTTGCTGTGCTGGTGTAGCAGGCTTTTCCCCGTCCATTTCAAAGCATAGATCGTCTCGCTTGCGTGTGAGTTCATCCAGTTTTTCACGGTTAGATTTCAACCGCTCTTCGCCTTTAGGAATTCTCATTTCAACAACACGGTCAATGTAAAGAGCGTCAGGATTTCCGTTTTCCAGATTTGAAATCTTGATTCTCAAATCCGTTTCCTTTGCAATCAGAAGTTGCAATTCTGTAAGCATATTCGATTCCGTGTTAAGTGAAAGGCTTTCGATATACTGCCGCTGTTTTTCGGGCAAATCGTCAAGCCGTACGGTTGAATATGCCCCGTGCGTTTCCGCATTACGGTTCTCAATCGGCGCACCTGCTCCGGCGGCGTTCTTGTTTCCGGGCTGTCCGCCGCGCTTTTTTTGGGGCTTCTGTGCTTCAAGAACGGCTTGCCAATTATCAAGGCTTTTCCATTTTCTGACCTGTTCGGGCTTTACGCCGACTTCTTCGGCAATCTTCCGGGCCGTCATATCCCCGCCGGAATCTAGCCATATTTGCCGGGCCTTGTCGCGCTCCGGGCTTCTTTCGCGTGCCATGCGCCCGCACCCCATTTCGTTTGTTTTTCATTTTTCGCTATGCGGCCCCCTGCGGAAGCACGCAAAAACGGACCACGTTTCAAACATGGTCCGTTTTTCTATGTATCGGCGGCGCGGAGGAATACGCCGCCCGCTTCGTTTCGATAACTTTTTACAATGACAATTTTAACAGATAAATCAGGCAATGGGTGGCAATCTTATTTTTCTGGGAATCGGAATCGTGATATATCCCGATTTTGTGAAAAGTGCTTGTTCAGCCGATCAACTGCCGCGTCGCGGATATTCCGACATTGGCGAGGGCTGTAATTTACCCGTTCCGAAATCTGTTCCCATTGTAGGCCGTCTATGTAAAACCCTAAAACAACCGCTTTTTGATGATAGTTCAGGCGGTTCACGTCCGAAAGAATTTCCGCTTTTATCTTCTCCAGCTTGCTGTTTTCATGGTTCATGCTATCAATGGTTTCCGTGACCGACTGCGGAATATTCAGCACGACACGTTCAACCGGGCTTGATACGCTCCCTTTGCTGTGCGGCATACCGTCGGTATTGACTGCGCCCAGCGTTGTGTAATACTGATCTTCAAGGTTCTTTATAACCCGCTCGTTTAGCCGGATTGATTTATCAATATCCCGGTAAAATCTTAGAATCTCAATTACTTTTTCTCGTTCCATTGCCCGCTGTCCTCCTGTTCTATGCGTCAGGGCGGTTTATAAATCCGCCGATATGGTCTTGATCGTTCGCAATACCTGATTTGTACCATGTACCGCTGTTCGATCATGCGCGCCCTGTCCCGCTCCTGTTTTTTCCACCGGGCGCGCGGCCCAATGTTTAGAATCCCACTCTTTTCGATTTCCTGAAAGATTTCTTCTAATGCAAACGCTAAATCTTCTATGCTCTGTTGAATCCCGCCTATTAAGTTTGATATGCGGCTTGCGGCTTCTTCAAAAGGCATTCCTAATTTCTCGGCAACCGCGCGGACGGCTTCGCCTAGCGCGTCGGTGAATCCATACAAGGCGGAAAGATCGTCGTTTCTGTCGTCCATCCTCCCGCCCTCACTCTTCCGCCGCGGAACAGAAGTATTCAACAGAACAAAAGATTTTGATAGGCTTTCCGCAATGCGGGCAGGGGGCCGGGCCGACGGTCTGCGTTCCTAATGTGCTGTAATTTACAGCTTCCGCCGCGTCAAATCGCTCTTTGCAATAGGGGCAAATCCCGCCGTCCACGCACCTTGTTTCTTCCGGCACTTTCGGTTTCATGTTTCGGCTTTCCCGCTCCGGCTCCGCCGTGGGCGGTTTCTCCGACGGCACGGGTCGCTGTGTTTCCGCTGGGTGGTTCGGCTTATTCTCCGCTGGCGGCTTTCTCGGCTCCGCCGCGGCCTGTTTTATCGGTTCGGGTTGAGCAGGGGAGGGTGGCGCGGTGTTCTGCGTAACCGCTTGCGGCTCTGCGTCCGGCTTCTTTGCCCGTGCTTCCCTGATTGAGATTGCACCGCTTTTCTGATACTCTGTGAATGCGGCTTGCTGGTCCTCCGTAGAAAGTCCCGAAAGTTCATAGGCTGTCGAAACGTTTATGCGGTCCTCTTTCAGTTCTTTCATAAATTCCGGGCAAAGGTTCCGAATAATCGCGTCATATCGCCCGATCTGTGCCGGGCTGGTGTGAAGCGTTCTTGCGATAAAATCGCGGGTCCCGTCAAACTGAACGTCACCGCCGCCGAATACCGTTGCAACAATCTTTTGCAACATAGCAACGAACCGCGGCTTTGTTCGGGCCTTTTCCAGCACGTCCCGCAAATACCGCACTTCTTCGATTCGGTCCCATGCGGTCTTTTCCCGCTGTGAGTTTGTCGCTATCAGCATGAACCCGTCGCGCACTTCCTGTTCTTCCGCTTCCTCTTCGGTCGGTTCTACGTCGCACGGCACAAATTCATATTGCGGGTTTCCCTCTTCGACAAGGGCAATCGACGCAAGGCGGCGGCGGTGTCCGGCAATGACCTTATATTTTCCACCGTCAAGCGGAACGACGACAAGATTTTGAAGCACTTTCCCGGCAAGCTGAATCGCCGTTTTCAGTTCTTCAATCTCCCTCATGGAATAAAAATTGTCCTCCGACGGTACAAGGTCATAAACGCTCAACTTCTCAATGTGGCTTTCTGTGGGGTGGGGTGCTGTGACCCCGCCGCCCGCCGCGGCCTGCTTTGATGTATCACTTAAAATCTGGTTCAGATTGAATTTACCCATGTGAAACGCTCCTTTCTTCTGCGGAGATACCCTCGATACAATAGCGGCGTAAGTATTGCGTGGTCTGTCCCAAAATCGTAAAGATAGCCGCTCCCTTTCACGCCCCATAGAAAATGTGGAAGAATTTCTCCTTTTACGTGCCGCTTGACGATGCGCACCCGGCGGTCATGGATTTTTGCTTTAACAGCTTCAATCAGGCAGTTTGAAACGTAGTAGTCACTAAGTATCTCTCTTCCGCAACCATCATTCATTGCCCCGCTCCTTTCTGTCCGATTCGGACAAATCACCGATGAACGCCGATTCTGCCTTTGCCCTCAATCGGCCTAAAAGCTTTCCGGCAACCATCAGGTTCGCCACAACCGGGCCAAAATCCCGCACGGCAAAATAGCTTGTCCGTCGCGTCGTCAACGTCCAGCCTGTCACAAAGCTTGCATTGATAAGCACGAATCTTCTTTTTGTTGTTTTTGCAGTATTCAGGGGCGGCGTTTTTCTGTTTCACTGTTTGCCCCTCCCCAAATACTCCTGAACAAACTTGATGTAGTCCATTGCGGCCCCGCTCCGGCGGCTGTATTCCACAATGGGGGATTCTGCAAAGGTGCTTTCTGTGACTTTCTCTGAATATCGAATGTGCGTGTCAAACACCGGGTATTCCGGCTTTGCTTTCAACCATTCTTCGCCCTGCGCGTCTGCGTCTGTCCGCTGAAAACAGGTGATAAGGCAACCCGCCAGCCGCAAGCGCGGGTTTAGGTCGTCCCGCGTGTCCTCGATCTGCTCTTTGAGTTCTTCCAGCCCGTCAAAAGCGTATTTGTCAATCTTAATCGGAATAATTACGTTGTCAGACGCGACAAGCGCATTGATGGTCGAAATGTTGATGTCCGGGGCGTTGTCTATGATGCAGTAATCATATTCACCCGCTACGGGGTCCAGCGCGGCCCGTAGGCGCGTTTGCTGGGGCCGGGTACTGTCCATCAATACTTCCAGATTCGCCCGAATCAGTGTCATGTTAGCGGGTAATACGTCAATGTTCTCAAAACGGGTCTTTTTGATTACTTCGTGAATGTCAATCCGCCGCGCGGTAAGAATGTCCGAAACGCTCTTTTCATCGTATGAATGAACCCCGAATGCCTTTGAAGTGTTGCCCTGCTTGTCGTTATCCACAAGCAAAACCCGCTTCTTGTAGAAAACCGCGAGGACGTGCGCCATGCTGTCAGCGGTCAGCGTCTTTGCAACGCCGCCTTTCAGGTTGATAATTGAGATAGTTTCCATCGTGCAATCCTCCTTTTTGAATTGACCCGCTCGACGACGGGGGTTATTCTTCCGGGTATGTGCAAAACTCTTCGTAACTCTCGAAAATCTCAATAAACGCTTTTTCAAACATTTGCATAATTGGATTGTCGCCCGTTTCCTGATCTTCCGATTCTGTGATATACCGGGCGATAAAGTCCGCAAACTCTGCCCGCCGTCCACGTTTTATCTTGATGGGGCTTTCTCCGTACCCATTGTTCGGGCTTTCATTGAAGAGAAACACAAGGTCTTTCAGCGATATTTCGATTTTAAGGGCCGTTTTCGTGGTTGCAATTTTGAAAACCGATTCTTCCGCATACCTCTTCATTTTCGTTCCTCCCGCTGAATCATGCGCACCCGCACTTCCGGCGGCGCGTCCTGAACCTCAATCGGGGCATACTTCCCGGATTTGTCCAGTTCAAAACGGAATTCAACCATTCCATTGTGGACGTAGTGAACGCAAGCAATGTCCGTGATTTCGTGAACCCGTCCCGTTATGTCCCTGATCTTGTCGCCGATCTCAAAAGGGCAATAGGCGTTAAATTGTGCTAACTTCATTTTCATTTCCTCCATTCCAAAATCTTTTCAAAAACCCATGTCAGGCCGTCGAGGGTGGCAATCAACGCGGCATAAACCCTCTTGAACGGCTGGAGGCCCAGCAATTTCACTTTGAATTCCTCCAGCGCATTGTCCAAATTGTCCCGCTCGTTAATGTTCTTACCCCTCTTTCCGAAACACTGTGATAACCGTAACCGCTCCGTTCAACATAAGTTCCGACTTACCCATTCCCATGCCCTGCGGGGTAGGCAACGTTATTTTCACGTCAACGTCAAACCCTGCCGCGGTCAGCCCGTCAATCGCGGCGTGGGCCGCTTCATAGTCCTTTACGCTGAACTTGTCCACCAGTCGGCGAACCGTTCCGCGCGTCTGTTCATTGCTGTTCTGCATAGCTTGTTTCCTCCGTTCCGTCAATCCATTTTTTGAGCGCGTCATAAAGTAGGCGGGACAGGGCTTCGGCCCCGATTTCCCGTTGTTCGCTTTCCCGCTTTACTACCATGTGCGCCGATTCCGGGTAAAACACGATTATTCCTATACCCGGCGGCACAAGGTCTTTCACCTTATCGTAAATGTCAACCGGGACCGTGTAATAATTTCGGTTTCCGTGGAAGTTGTGTCCGTTCTCACTTTTGAAGTCCGAAACCGTTATTTTCACCTCAAAGCAAGTCGTTAGAATCCCCATACGGTGAACGTTCCGCTTGAAGAAGCACCCGCGGCAATGCTTGTTCGGAAACGTTTCTCCCGGAACCTTGCATTCCCGCTTGAATGCGTTCGTCGGCAACTCGCTTCGCATATCAAGAACTGCGCAAAAGCTGTCGTCCCGCTCCACGTAATCTTCAAAGCGGATAACATCAACATACCCCGTCGGGGTCTGCACTTCTTCGGCCCACCTGATCGTCCGCATACTGCTACTAAACGCCGGGCGGAAGTCGTGAAGTCGCCGTTTGATTCTTTTTGTCAGATCGGTTTCCATGTGCCGCCCTCACTTCCTCCGCCGCGTCTTTTTCTTCTTTGTGCGGTTCTGCGGCGGCGGTGAAGCGGTTGACGGGTTCGTCGGAATCACTTCTTCGCATAGCACTTCTATTTCCTCAACGTCCGCCGGGTCAAAGCAGAGAACCGCGCCGGGGTCGTATGTTTTCCCGGCCCAATCCGCCTTGAATTTGTCGAGGTCGTTTTTATACCGGGGGTACGGGTGTATCTGTTCGGAGTAGTAAAGCCCCATCATCATGCGTTCATCGTCTACGGGTTCCCAATTATGCAGGTGATAGCTGGCGTGGTGGTCGTAGTCCCAAAGGGACAGCAGGACGACAAGGCCGTTGAATTCCTCATTTGCCCGCTGGATATTCTCAAAATCCCGGTATGTAAGCCCTTGACCCTTGTATTGCTCCCGGATTTGCTGAATGGTCTTACCGCCCGTTTTCAGGCGGCAACGAATAACTTTTGGTTGATAGCTCATGTGTTTTCACCCCTCCAATTTTTCACCGCAAAGCGGGCAATGCGTCCACCGCTCTGAAAGGTAATTCCCGTTTGCCCTTTTCCCGTGCCGTTTCAGTCGTTCCGAGTACCGCAAAGCTTCAACGCTACAACGTCCAAACGCGTGTTGACGTAACTTCGGTTTTACCCCTGCAACAGTGTTTTGCTTCTCCGTTTCATCTATCAGGCGTTCAAAGCACCTATTCTGGCAAGCCGGAATGCAAACGTCCTTGTAAATCATGCGTTGCCCTCCCAATTCCACCAGCCCTGTTGACCGCGGGCCGGAATCGGCGTTTCAAACATGACCGGGTTTTGAAGCACCCATGCGAACCGCCCCGGCGAATAGTCGCCCAGCAACCGCTCCCGCTCGGTCAAGGTGTTCACGATCTCTTCGACGGGGACGCAATCGACAATTTCAACCGTGCCGACAACTGCGCCCGCATACATTTTTTCTAACGCTCCACCTTGAATCTCAAACCGCAAATATGCGGCGTTGAATATCTCCTGTTGCACCTCCGCTTTCAGGCTTTCCATAACCGAACGCGGGTCCTTTTTCCCGGCGTGTACCGCTACACGGCCCCGAATGCTTGTCCGCCGCGGGCGGGTTTCATTGTGCTTCAATCCGGCGACGGTTGCGAATGCGTAAGGCTGGTATACTGTGTATGCTTTCATTCATCGTCACCGCCGTTCTTTCCTCTGATTTCATGGACGATCTGTGCAACTGCTTCCCCGGTCGCCGCAATCAGAATCAGGAACCCCAGCCAAATCCAAAAGCTTGAAAAAATGAACCTTACGAACTCCACCGTTATTTCCTCCTTTCCAGTCTGTCAGCGATATTCAAAATGCCCGTTACAGCGTCCCGAATATTCGAGTCGGTGTTTTCCGTGATAGAAAGGACCCGTGCAATATCCCGCAATTGCTCCGCCGCGGTTATTTCTTCTTCCGCCGCGCCTGCGGCTTTCATACAATCCGGGCAGAGCGGCAAGCCCTCCGCCGTCTGCGCGCCGCAACGTTCACACTGTTGAATCTTCATTCCCGCCGCCGCCTTTACACCGGGTATCCGAACGCGATAACGGTTCCCGTCAGTAATGCGCCGATTAAAAAGACAATCCATGCAAGCATTAGGAACAAAAGCACGTTTTCAACCCATCCCGCTATGCGTAAGGCCCATTTTGCCGCCGCCAGCGGCTTACGCTTCCGCTCTGCGGCCTTTCGTTCTTCCGTACTGTCTTCGGTTCGGTTAATGTCGTAGGCGTTCGCCCGCGCCGCCCGCGTGAGTTTTGGCGTAAAGCCTTTCCGAATGGTGAAGATTACCCAATAGACAATTACAATCAGCATTCCCGCGGTCATTTTGCTTCCTCCGTTTCAAATAAATTTGTTTGGTTTTTGTCTGCATAGTCCCAAAGGCGAATTTGCGCCGTTACTGCGTCCAAACGCGCTTTTGCTTTTTGGTAGATATGCGGGTTCTTTTCAAACCCGATGTACTCAAACCCCATATTCCAGCAGGCGACAAGGCTTGCGGCGCTCCCGGCGTGCGTGTCAATGATGCGGTCGCCCGGCTGTGCGTAGTTCTGCAAAATCCATTCGTACAGGCGAACAGGCTTTTGCGTCGGGTGAATCGTCGGCCCGTCGCTCTGCAATGCCGCCCGGTTAAGAATGAAAACCCGTGTCGGGCAATCGAACGAGGAATAGGCAAGTTCGCAATCGCTCATTGAAAGCCCGTGTTGCCCTTTATCCCAAACAATCCAGCCTTTTGTTCCTTTTTGGAGGGACCCGACGAAATAATTACCGCCGAAAATGATTTGATTTTCCGAAATCCGTTCGAGTTCCCGGAAGTATTCGGGGCCGGGCGGCTCTTTGTCCCACCCCTCTTTTTCATGGAATTTTCGGTTGTGCTTCGGGTTGTTGTGAACCCGTTTTCGCTGTCCGTCGTGTCCGATACCGTAAGGCGGGTCGCATATAGCAAGCTGAAAGAACTTGTCCGGGATTTCTTTCATTGCGTCCATGCAGTCAAGATTGTAAAGGCGGTTCAGATCAAACACGGTTTATTCCCCGTCGTGGAAGCGCAAGGCCAGCATTTTCTCACGAACCAGCTTGTCAACGATTCTTCCGGGCGTTTTCTGCCCGCTGATCTGTGCAAGCCGTTCAAGGTTGAACGCCGTTTGCGGCGTGACCCGGACCGTCAGTTTCCGCGTGTGCTGTTTCTGATTTTTCATTGCTCCCGCTCCTTTCGTGAACGTAATCCAAAAAGAGAACCGAACCATTGAAGCGCACCCGGTATTCTTCAAGGTCCGCCGCGGTTACGTATAACCGCCCGAAATGCTGTTTCATGTCCCGCCATATCTCCCACGGGATGAAAAAGAACCTATCATTGATTCCGATGCAGACGGCGGAAAGAGCGCCCCGCCGCGCATGGCTCTCTAGCGCGTCTTTCTGCGGCAGTGTCAGAACATCCCGCTTCATGCGGTCCGTGCTGGTGTACTTCGCTTCAAAAACGATTGATCGCCCACCGTCAAGCGTCCCTTGAAAATCAGGCTGTGCGCGTGCTGTGAATCGCCCTTTGAAAACCCCGTCCCGGCTTTTCTCCAGCACCCTGAACGGCTCCGGGGTCTTGTCCACGTCGGCCCGCTCCCGGTCAGAGTACAGGACGCAAGCGGCTTTTATGTAGTCCTCGAAAAAATGCCCCTGCGCGTTGTTGACCTTGTTTTGATACTGTTGAAGCGCGCGCCGCTGGTCTATCTGCATTGTTCTTTCCTCCCGTGTTCGTAATCGTAAAGCCGGGAAAGAACAAGTTCGATTCCCCGCCGCGGACAAGCGGCCCCGGTTCCCGTCAAATGAAATGTGAACCGCTCTTCCGGCTCCCGCTGATCTTCAAGCGTGCAAAGCTTTTGAACCGCCGCGTCATACCCGCCGCGTGCTGAAATAGTCCCGTCCTCCGCATAATACGTGATCGGCTCCGCCGCGGTCCGAACCCGCTCGTTCATTTCTTACCCCCGCTTTCAAGCATTGCCCGGCGGGTGTGTTCGTCCATGCCGTTCATCATGGCTTGAAGCTTTGCGAGTTCTTCCGGGCTGGGCAGTTTTGCCGATTGTGTCGCTTTTTCGGGCGACGGGAATATTCCGTTTTTATTCACAAAAGCAGAGAAGAAGCGTTCAAGTTCCGCCTGCATAGCCCGGTTGAAGAACTCAAAGCTTAATTCAATTTCTAGCCGCTCCGCCGCGGTGCATTCCACGCCTTGCAACTTGTATTTCCTGTTTGTGTTGCGGTTTTTTCGGTCATATACGGGCCGATCTCCCACAACGGAATAAATGATCTGATCTAAAAGCCGCTCTTCAAGCGTTGTTTTGAATCTGAACCATGCCATTTCCCGGCGCTCTTCTGCAATGTCGGCTTCCGCAATCCCGTATTGCTTCATCAGCTTTTCAAGCAGGGCGGCGGCGGAATCGCGTTCGCCGTCTACGCCGCGGCGGGCCAGCGCCTGAACCCGCTTGATCTTCTGCAAAAGCCGTTCCCGCTCCGCCGTCACGCTGATTCCCTCCGTTTCCTGAACTCACGCTTCATTTGTGAACCCTCCTATTCTTTCCGCCGCAATTTCAGGTAGATTGACCACCCCGTGTAATCGTTGTATTCGTATCGAACGCCGTAATCTTCGTCCGTCAGGGTCCATCCGGGGTATTTCTTTTCCCAGAACTCCCGGCCCGGTCTGCTCTTTGCGATTTTCTCAACCTCACGGCGGTTATACCGCCCATCATTCGTCCGGCTCGACGGCCTTTCGAGGTTGTGAGAAGAGGACCACCGCTTTTTCCCGCCGGACTGCTTAGCAAGGTAATTGCAAAGGGCGGCTATTCCGTTTTCGTCCCCTTGCAGGCGGTCCGCGTTGCAAAACCCGATCTTGTCGCCTTTTTTCTGCCCCTTGCGCTTTCTCTTTCGCCACAACTCTTCCACGGTGTCACGGTCAAGCCCTCCGTCCATGATGATGTGATGATGAATGCGAACGGGCTTTTCGCTGTTCCGGGCCGTCGTGTACGCTGTGACAAGCATATATTTCAAGGGCGGCAAGCCATCTTTCCCCCTGCGATACTGGACCCGACGGAGAAAGTTTGTCGCTTCTTGCTCTGCGTCCTCAACGGTGGCGGGGAGATTCTTTGCGCTATATGTAGTCGTTACGTGAAGCGCGTCCGGGTCGTCCCCGAAATTCAGGTTTCCCGTTTGAATGAAATAGCGCCTGGCGTTCTTGTCGTTCAGGTTCTTTTGCTTCGGTTCGGATTCCTTGACCTTTTTTGACCGCTTCCCGCGGCTTGAAGCCGTTTTCTGCGTGTCAGTGTAGGAAAATATATCAACCTCCCTGTAAGCGTCACCGCAATAAATCTTCTTTTCACGCATGAAACTTCGCATTTCGCTTCACCCTCTTTCGGTCGATGATGAAGCGGGCGTGTCCTGCGTTCCGGCCCTGTGCTGATCTGTTATGTGCAAGGGGGAAGAGGGTTCCTGTCCTCGCCCCCTCCCTCTTCCCCCTTGCGAACCCCCATCACTCTCGGCGGCGTAAAGAGAAAAAGAGAAACGAGAAGAGGACGACGGGGACCCGGATTCCCGGCCCTGCTTTTTTACTTGAACGTGACAAGGCTTTGTCGGAACGATAATACCCAATACAAGCCCGCCACGCCGCTCAAAAACGGCTTTGATTATTGACTTTTCCGCCGTTATGTGATATACTCACGTTAGGTTGATAGTTGATGTATTTTCATCGGCGGAATCCGCTTCGTGCCTGCTTTCGTAGAGTGGGCGCGGGGCGGTTTTCTTTATGCTGTTTTTCTGCGGCGGCGGGGAGGGCTTAACCCTCCGCCGCCGTTTCGCTGTCCTGCTTGATCGCGTCCGCGTCCTGCTTCGACTGGAAGAGGGACGTAACCGCAAGGCCCAGCGCGGTCCCCCAAGCTTCCGCGGGGTATTCGTTCAGCGCTTCAAGAATCGCGTCGCACGCGTCTTTCGCCACTTCTTCGAGGTCTTCGGCGGTGTGGCTGTCCTTGCCCTCTTCGCCGGGGATAGATACCAAGATTTCAGATTTCAAATAGCAAAGCGGGCGAACGCCGTAGTAGCCGCTGTACGCGATGCTGATGTCCAGCGCGCCGGAAGAAGTGACGTTGTGGACGTAGTACGAGTATTCAGGGTCGCACGTCCACGGGGTCAGGGTCCAGCACCAATCTTCAACACGCGGGATAAGGTCGCGGAACTTGCGGTACATATCGCACGACAAAAGGGCGATACGGTCCGTTGCGCACCCGTAATTCTTCATTCCGTCGTCGGCGGTCAAGTCGCTGTCAAACTCCATGAACGCCGCACGGTCTGCACCCTCTTTTTCTAGCGCGTCAAGGAACGTCCCGTTCAGTTCCCGGCGCAAAGACGACTTGCGCCAGTCGTTGCAGTTCTCTTCATCGAAAGCCCGTTCAAAGACGGGTTCGGCGGATAGCGCAAGGGTCCCCGCGTCCGGCGTTTCAAGCTTGACCCATTCAATGCCGCCGTAGATGAAGCGTGCGCCTGCCTTGACCTCACAAAGATGTTTCATTTTCTATGTCCTCCTTAAAATTTTTTATGTCACGGCGCGTATCGCGCGCCAAAGCCGACAAAATGTAATAGAAGAGGGGCAAGAGGATAAAGACCGTTTCGCCGCCGATTGCTGTATATCCCCGCTCCGCAAGGGCAAAGGCGGAAGCAACCCGGAACATAGCAAACCCGCAAATCGTGAGAATCGCATACTTTGTGATCGTCCAGCCGCGCTTTTGCGCGGTCTTCCGTGTCTGCGCCGTTCTCTCCGCTTTGCGGGGGCTTGTCCTAATCTGCGTCATTTTCGCTCCCTCCGTTCTCCAAAAAATAGATTTCCAGCGGGTTTATGGCCTTGTCGTCAATGTAAAGGTCTGCGTACACCTTGCGCCCGTCTTGCGGGGATAGGCCGAACCGGGCCGGGTATTCGTTCGCCGGATTCTCATTTACGGCGAAAAGGGGGATTTCCTGCGCCTTGCAGAACGCCACCGCTTCTGAAAGGAGCTTTCGCGTTCCGTCCTCGCGGCACGTGTGCAAGATAATCTTTGACCCCGCCGCGGAAAGCCGTTTCACGTACTCAATCAAAAATGTTTTCGGCTCTCCAATTTCCGGGAAAGCGTCGGTGCAAAGTGTCCCGTCAAAATCAACGGCGACGAACTCATATTTCGGTTTATCCATGTTCCGCCGCCTTTTCTATCCGCTCCGGCGGGGCTATGGTGACTGAATTTCCGTTGCGGTCCAGTAATTCACCGCAAATAGAAAGGTGCGGCCCGTTTGGATTCTTGCGGTATATGATCGCCGAAACACACGTATATGTAGTGCCGTTGTGAACCACCGGGAATCCCCGCATGAACGCGTCTTTCAATTCCTCACGTGTCACCGTTCGCACCGCCTTTCAACGAAATTTCGTATTCGGCCCCGAATCTGCGGCGCTTGCACCTCCAGCACGTGATCTTCATATTGACCCCGCCGCGGACGCGGGTAATGTTGTGCCGCCCGGCCTTTTTGAGTTCGAGGAAGCAGGGCAGGCAGAATTGACGCTTCATTCCGTCACCCCTGTTCCCAAACGCGGTTGACCCGCCCGTTGCAGAACTCCGGGCCGTTGGTAAGAACCCAATCTTTGAACTCTTCCGCGCGCTCCCGCTCAATGAACCGTTCTTGCGCGTCAAAGTTTTCTTTCAGGGTTTCCGTGTCCAGCAACGTCAGGGTTTGCCCGCGCCCGTAGTTCATTTCAGCCGAAACCACAATGCAACCCGTTTCGTTGTACGCGTCCGGGTGAATGCGAATATGCAGATTCCCCAGCCGCATGATGAAGTAACCGAACGGGGCGGGTTCTTCCTTTTCAAGCCCCTTTGCCGTGCCGAATTCCTGAATTGCAATCGCGCGGGCCGTTTTCGCTGTCAGCTTCACGCCGCCGGGATATTGATTTTTCTTTGTCACGCTTCCGCCGCCTTTCCGCCGCGGCACGGCATAGCCCCGCCGCCGTCGATATACTGTTTCATCTTTTCAGCGAACACTTTTCCAATGTCGTAAATCATAGCGGATTCCGCCGCGGTTGCGTCCTCTGTCGCTTCTATGTAGAGCGGGACGGCGGGGAGGAACCCGCCCGTCGCCGGGTCGCGTAATGCCGTTATTCCGATCTGAATAAACTTCTGCTTCGCCATCTCTATCCCTCCTTTGCCGCGGGCCGCATTACACGGCCCGCTTTTCCGGCATTCTCTCAACCGTGAGTTCAACGCCTTTCATGATGTAGAAAAGCTTTTCCCGCTCCGCCTGCGGAAGCTTCAACAGGATTTTTGTCATTTCCTCCGCCCCGCACCGCTTCGCGTCGGCGGAATCAGCGGTTTTTCTTTCGTTGTTCAACATGGTTTATCACTCCTTTTTCTGTTCCCCGGACCGTGATATAATCAAAGCGGAAAGGGGGTGTTTGTGTGTGTCCGAACGTCATAACTAAGTACAAGGTTCCCGGAACTGAATTCGTGGTAATCATTCAAGCGTTCCGTAAACTTTCACCCGATGAAGCCCGCTCCGCCGCGTTTAAGTGGTTAAGACAAAGCAAACTTCGGGCGTTCCCCAAAAGCGGAACGATAACCGTTATAACCATTCACGGATTTGACGATCAAGCATAGCAATCAAGATTTTTGCGGTTTTTACGGTAAGCTTGATTCCCGTTTCGTCCTCTTTCCAAGGTGCAAGAATCATCGTGTGTGATTCTTCATCAGGCATTAAGGCAAATACCCCGTCTTCCGTGGCCCTCCGCTCTTCTTCCGGCGTGATCGGCTTTTCCATATCCGCCGCGCTAAGTTCATAGACTGCCGCCGGGGGGTTCGTGAACGCTTCCGCTTCCTCCAGCGTGTGTGTGGTCTTCACGACTTCTTTCTTTTTCCACACGATGAAACAGCGGTCCGTGAGTTCCGTAATAATGAATCCGTTGTTTTCCCATCGGTTTTGATAGTAGGCGTTTTTCCCGGCTTCAATTTTCTTCATTCCTGCTTCACGCTCCTTTCGTTTCATTTGTGATTTTCTATACTCAGAATTTATCACATATGAAACTTTATGTCAAGTGCTTTCTCTAAATTTCCTTGACATTTTATTTCATTTGTGATAATCTCGCTTTGTAAGGGGGTGTCAAGCAATGAATGACAGATTAAAGCTTGTCCGTGCCGCTGAAAAAATGAATCAAGCGGAGTTTTCAAAGGCACTTGGAATAGGCCAGTCTACGCTTGCAATGATGGAAGTTGGTAAACGCGAAATTACAGATCGGCACATTAAAGCTATTTGTGCCATTTTTCACGTTAATGAAGAATGGTTCCGTAACGGTACTGGCGTAATGTTTATAGAGGACGACAGCACAGTTCTTGCGCAATTAGTAAAGCAGTATGGCCTTGATGATTTCAGCCGCCGTTTTATCGAAACTTTTATCAAACTTCCCGCACCCCAGCGCAATGTAATCAAGGAATTTGCATATTCCCTCGTTGGTGCTTCTGAAACAGATTGCCCGGCGGATTGTGACGCGTTTTCCGAATTTGATATTGACGCGGAAGTTGATAGTTACCGCCGCGAATTAGAGCAGGAAAAAAGAGTGGCGGAAAAATCGCCAGCTTCCGGCGGTATAAAAGAAGCTTGACAAAATAAAAAAAGCCGCCCCCTGAGGGCGGAAGAAAGGCGGTTCCATTATGAAAAAGCTTCCCATTCTTGCGGCTTCCGCCGCGCTTGCGCTCTTTCTCGCTGGCTGTGGTAGCGTTGTGTCGGATTTTGACACGCCGAAATCAGAAGATTTGTCAAAGCAGTACGATTATTACCGCGATTCGCAAAGTTCTCTTGCTTCCGGCATGGGTATTACGCCAGAACAGTCCGATGAAGCTTTCATAGTTCTTGTATCATGCGGATTGGATAGTAAAGTAACTGATGTTTCTCGAAAAATGGGTGATGATGGGCATTGCACAGTTTTAAGCGGCGCTTCTACTTTTGACGTATACTATACCGATGGTGTAATAGATCGAGTAGAGCGCGGAGGAAAAGAAGTATACCCCACCACCGAAACCCCGGAACCCGACAGTTCTTCCGATTCCGCGGCTGATTCTGGTGAAGCAACCCTTGAAGAAGCTGTTGAAAGCGCGATAGAGGACGCGAATGCCGAAAATGATAATGTAACTATTGTCACTAATTTTGGGTCCGAATCTCCCGATGATTGCGGCGTTGAAATATATCTAAAGGGCAAAGACAATCTTTCTACAAATCTTATTCGTAGTGGTATGTGGGTTCAGGCGAACGACATATTGAAAGAACTTCAATCCCGCTCCGAAATTGCACAAGTTTGCATATTCTGGTCTTTTCCGCTGATTGATTCATACGGCAATAGCAAAGACGAAAATGTTATGAAGATTTTAATTAAGCGTGAAACGCTTCAAAATATAAATTTCGATAACTTTGACTGGAATAAGTTTCCCGAAATTGCGGACGATTATTACGAACACGCCGCACTAAGCGCTAAATAAAAAATGCCGCCCGGCGTAATCAGCACCGGGCGGCTTTGTCGGAGATTGCACCACTTCAAAGATACAATATTCCTGCCTTTATGTTACCACGAAAGGCGGGAGAATGAAAGGGGTTTCGTTGTGAAAAAATCAGTAAAAGCAGACGCGGCCCAGACCCCCAACGCCGTCATATATGCCCGCTTTTCCTCCCACAATCAGACGGAACAGAGCATAGAGGGGCAATTACGGGTTTGCCACGAATACGCCCAGCGCGAGGGCTACAACATTGTAGGGGAATATATTGATCGTGCCATATCCGGCAAAACCGATGATCGCCCTGACTTTCAAAAAATGATTTCGGATTCCAAAAAGAAAGCCTTTCAATATGTGATCGTCTATAAGCTGGACCGCTTCGCGCGTAATCGCTATGACAGCGCAATTTACCGCCACAAGCTGAAAGCGAACGGCGTAAAGGTCCTTTCCGCAATGGAGAACATCGGGGACAACCCGGAGGGAATCATACTGGAAGCCGTGCTGGAAGCTTCCGCCGAATACTATTCCGTTGATCTCTCCCAAAAGATAAAGCGAGGAAGCCGGGATAGCGCACTGAAAGGGCAGTTTTTGGGCGGCTCCGTTCCCTATGGGTACAAGGTTCTTGACCACCATCTTGTGATTGACCCTGAAAAAGCCCCGGTCATTCAATATGTTTTTGAGCAGTACGCAAAGGGCGTTCCAAAAAAAGAAATTGTGGACGAACTTAACGCCCGCGGTTATAGAAATTCCGTAGGAAAACCGTTCGGAAATACCGCCTTTCAAACGGCCTTGCATTGTGAAAAGTATATCGGCGTTATGCGGTGGAACGAGGTAGAAAACGAATGCCCGGCACTGATCGACAAGGAAACCTTTGATAAGGTGCAAGAGCGGATAGCCCGTAACAAACGCGAGGGCGGGCGCAATGGCGCAAAGATGGAATATCTTTTGACGGGGAAATGCTTTTGCGGCCCGTGCGGTTCCCCCATGGTCGGCGTGAGCGGCACAAGCAAAACGGGCGAGGTTTATTATTATTATCAGTGTCAAGGTCGGCGAATACAGCGTAACGGTTGTAAAAAGGCGCACGAAAAGAAAGACTTCATCGAATGGTATGTTGTGGAACAGACCGTCGAATACGTTCTTACCCCGGAACGCATGAAGCAAATTGCCATCGCCGTCGTCGCCGAATACGATAAGGAATTCAACGACGGTAAGGTTCGTGATCTTGAAAGCCGGATTGCAAAGCTTGACCGCGATATAGACAAGCTGGTTGATATGCTCATGGACACGCCGAAATCGGCGCACGCCCGGATAAACGCAAAGATCGAACTTGCGGACCAGCAAAAAGGCGATTTGGAAATTGACCTTGCAAAGATGAAAATTGCGAACGGCATTCGCTACACGGAAGCGGATATAATCGCATGGTTAAAGCAGTTTTGCAAGGGTGATCTATTTGACGAAAGTTTCCGCCGCCGGATAATCGACACATTCATAAACTGCGTATACCTCTACGACGACCGGGTTGTGATCTTCTATAATATCCGGGGCGGCAAGCAGATTTCTTACATGGAAATGCAAGAAGCCGTTGACGGCGTAGAGTTTGAGGGCGACGAACCCACAGATTGCAAAGGCTCCGCGAGTTCGTACACTAAACGCCATGCTCCACCAAAAAAGTTCTGTAGTTTTATAACTACAGAACTTTTTGTTTTGCCTGATTATTATAATAGTATCCTCATTTTGAATATTTTCTTTTGCAGCTTGTAACCTAAACGCCTCAATCGTTAAATCGGAGACTGATATCCAGCGCACGGACGGAGTGCGTGATGGCTCCAATCGAAATAATATCAACCCCCGCAGCGGCTACCTCTTTCAGATCTTTTTCTCCCATGTTACCGGAAGCTTCCACCTTGGCTCTGCCATCAATCATGGCAACCGCATTTGCCATTTCCTCAATGGTCATGTTATCCAGCATAATAATGTCCGCTCCGCAGGCAATTGCCTCCTCAACCTGAGCCTTCGTCTCTGTCTCAACCTCGATTTTTAGGGTATGCGTTGCATTTTTGCGTGCTGCCGCAACGGCCTGGCGAATTCCTCCTGCCACGCGAATATGATTATCTTTAATCAAGATACCGTCGGACAGGTTGAAGCGATGGTTGGAGCCCCCGCCTACGCAAACGGCGTATTTTTCAAGAACACGAAGTCCGGGAGTGGTCTTTCTGGTATCCGCAATCACCGTTTTTGTACCGGCCACCTGCATCACCGCCTCATGGGTTCTGGTCGCAATTCCCGAAAGATGCTGGAGAAAATTAAGGGCAACCCGTTCCCCGGTGAGGATTTGCTGTGCCGGACCTGAGATTTCAGCGATGACCGCTCCCTTTGAGACGGTACCCCCCTCAAATATCTGCCCGTCCAATTTGATCCCGGAATCCAGCAGCCCAAATACGCGTCTGACAACCGGCAGGCCGCAGATAATGCCGCTCTCCTTGGCAGTGAACCGTCCCCTGATCTTCAAATCGGCACCAACAATCGAATTGGTCGTAACATCTCCCGTCCCAATGTCTTCATCCAGTGACCGCCGAATCAGATCATCCATCTGATAATTGCTGAGCAATAGAATTTCTCCCCCTTCTTCAGGCATCTTCGTCAGTACGGTAATGTGCTCCGATGCTTTTCTTTCTGGATATACTCGCCCTGAGCACCTCAGATGAAACCTGCAGCAAATTAAAAGTTTCCATCTGTTCCTTGCTCCTGAGCCCGATATCGTCAAATCCGGCAAGAGATTCCCCTACCCAGGCCTCAGCATCCGACATATCAGCCCCATTGCGCAGAATTCCACATTTCTGTGTCATCATCGTGCGCAGCTCACTTCTGACGGAGTCGAAATCGATGCCGTCCGGATTCCTTCCATCTGCCGTCTGAAGGTCAACTCGTCCCGGTTTCCCTCTGACGGTTTTCTCAAGATGCGCGGCACAGCGCCTGCCAAATACCAGGCATTCCAGCAGGGAGTTGCTTGCAAGTCGGTTTGCCCCGTGAACGCCCGTACAGGCGGATTCTCCGCAGGCATAAAGGCCCGGGACGCTGGTGCAGGCGTTTAAATCAGTTTTGATGCCTCCCATAAAATAATGCTGAACCGGAAAAACGGGAATCCAGTGTCTGGCGATATCGATCCCGCGGCGCATGCACTCCGTATAGATCGTCGGAAAGCGATTTTTTAAAAATTCCCTGGGCTGTGCGGTAATATCCAGATATACGCAGGGAATATCAAATTTCATCATTTCCCGGACGATTGCTCTGGCAACAATATCCCGGGGCGCAAGATCCTTCAGCGGATGGACGTGCTCCATAAAAGCATCCCCGCGGCGGTTGCGCAGAATGGCGCCCTCTCCCCGCAGTGCTTCGGAGATCAGGAAAAACCGCCCGCTCTCGTTGGGATAAATCAGCGCGGTTGGATGGAACTGAACAAATTCCATATCCTTAAGTTCTGCTCCCGCGCGTTTGGCCGCCGCAATTCCGTCGCCTGTTGCACAGGCAGGATTGGTACTGTTGCGATAGATATGCCCGGTACCACCGGCCGCAATAACCACATTGGGCGCCGATAGCTGATGGAGTCGGTTGTCCCGGTCCAGTACAAGAACGCCTGCCGCGCCGTTTTCCCCGGTCAAAATATCGATCAGAAAATATTCATCCAGGATCTTGGTGTTTTTGCGGCTCAGGGCAACGGTATAAAGCTGCTTCGTAATACCCAGTCCGGTGGCATCGCCGCCGCAGTGCAGGACTCGGTTTTCCCGGTGCCCTCCTTCCCGCGTCATGCGGAGTTCCCCATCCTGCCGCCGATCAAACGGCACTCCCAAAGAAATCAGCCGCTCAATATTGGCCTGGCCCTCCTGCACGAGAACGGAAACGGCAGCCTCGTCGCATAACCCGGCTCCGGCAGTCAGCGTATCCTCCAGATGCCGCTGCGGGTCATCCCCGATTTTATTGGAGTCGAGCACGGCGGCGACCCCACCCTGGGCATACATGGAACTGCTGTTTTCGATGCCGGCTTTATTCAAAACAACGCACCGGATGGATGTTGGAAGATTAAGCGCCGTATAAAGTCCCGCAATCCCGCTTCCGACGATCACGACATCCGCATCTGTGCGTACTGCTGATTCCAAATCGGTCCTATATAAATAGCGTTTCAT